ACAAGATCAAGGATTATCTTCATAAGGCAAGTAAAGAAATAATTAACATTTGCTTGGAAGATAATATAACAACATTGATAGTAGGGCATAATGACGGATGGAAACAAGAATCCAATCTTGGGAAAAGAAACAATCAGAATTTTGTCTCAATTCCTTTCGATATGCTCATATCAATGCTAAGATATAAATCAGAAAGACAAGGACTAAGATTTGTTGAAGTAAACGAATCTCATACGTCAAAATGCAGTTCTTTTGATTTAGAATCTGTGGAACATCACGATACTTACGTTGGTAAAAGAATCAAGAGAGGTCTTTTCAGAACCAAAGGTGGGGTCTTACTTAATGCAGACATCAACGGAAGTTATAACATCATGAGAAAAGTAAAAGGGGATGCAGTAATGCCACCCTATACAGGGTTTGGGTATAACCCAGTTAAGAAATTTATTAACTAATATATAGTTACCAAGAAGCATAAGTTTACTATGTTTGTTCGGAAAAGATTATCTTTGTGATAAGTATATACTTTGTTTTTAAACGTTTAAAATTTTCATTGCAATGGATATAATCAAAAGAACAGTAACAGCTAATTCCAATAAGCTGATAACCACTAACGGCGAAGCCGCACCTTCTTTAATCAGCAGTGCATGGAACTTTGCTACAATTGATAAAGATATTGAACTGACAGACCAAAACGGACAAGAAGTTCCGTTTGTAGTTATTCCTCTTTCCGAAGGGGCAATTAAAGTAGTTCTTTCTGGTGGAATGGAATATACCATTTCGGAAGCGGAAGTAAGTGCAAATCTGGGAATGCCGATTATGTACATGGTTCAGAAGATTCTGAAAGACGGAACAACGGCAACTTCTTTAAGTATAGGTATCTAAAGGAAAGGAATCAGCAATGAATTTAATAGGAAATATTAATGCAATTCCTTTTAGGAGATTCAGGAGCGGAAGTGGAGCCACCCCACCTTTCCCATCTATTCCTGGTATGATTGCAAGATATTCCGCTTCCGGTCTTACTAATGAACAGATGAAAGAAAATCCTGTATGGGTAGATAAGACAGGTAATGGGCATGACTTGCAAATGAAGAACTTCCTTTGGGGTGAAATGTCTGGAGTAGGTGGATATAAATTAAACTGGGGTGATTCTAACGTGTGGGGAGATTATATTACTCAAGGGGTACTTTGTACAGGTGAAGTTACTGATAATACAATCCATATTACAAGTGCTAAAACAAATAATTCGTTATTTGAAACAAGGGCAAGCCTTAAATCTGTTGAGTACAAAGTATTGATAAAAGGATTAACGGATGATATATATTTGCGTTATGGTGTATTTAATGATGGGAAAGAATTATGGACAGAAATAAAGAACGATGGTATATATACTTTGCCGTCGTATGATTACGATAGTAGATATAATATGAAGTGGAAAGTGATATCCCGAACCTATCCTATAGATTGTAATATTACCATCGAACAACTACCCCTCTACCCAGGCTTTATCCTCGGTGACGGAGTAGACGACTTTGCAGTTACAGAGAAGGAGCTTAGCTTCGAGGATACCTATACGGTGTACACGGCGTTTATTCCGTTTCAGAATAATCCGACAAGGAATATGATTTTGTGTGGAGCTGATAGCAAAAAAACTTTTTCCATGCAATATTCGTCTTTGGTTTATGTATCTTTTATAGCGGGTAATAACTATTATATAAATGCTAATTTTGTTAATGGGCTTAATTTGTTTGCTTGTAAACGAAATGGTAATAATATATGTATTAAGAACTTATTAACTAATAAAGTTGTAACAGGTACGTGTGGGGACTGGGTGGAAAACGCTGGGCTATATTATTTATGGAAGAATGCAACTTATGCATCTTTTGCTAGAACAGCTATTGCTGGCCAAACAATCTGTAATGGATATTTCTCTACCGATGAAGACGATGAAAAGGTTCTCGATTGGTATAAAAAGCAATATCCCTGGCTCTTCCCCGACCAAGCATGGACTGTCACCGGCAAAACCAACGAGGACGAAGATCGTGCTACTATTGTCAACATTACGGGCAATGGTAATAATCTTGTACTGTCTAATTTTGGTTTTGCAGAAGGGAGCGGGTATGGGTTGTATGGTGAGAATTATAATGGTGGTAGATGGGTTAAATCTACTGATAGGGCAGATATAACTTGGACGAGTTATTCTGTAAATATAACTTCAGTTAAAGTTGCGTCTACACAGTTATATTATCAATCCTATCCTAAACAACCTTCTTTTATAGTTCCTTCTTATAAGATAAAAGTTTATGGACTGAAAGATGGTCAAACTCTATCCTATAAACAAGTAACTTCTGAAGGGCAACAATTATATAAAATATCAGAAGATGGAACTTATACATTACCGTCTTTTTTATTTAAAGCAAATGGAGATTGGTATGGATTTACATTAGATAAAATACAAGAAACCTGTGACATTACTATAGAGCAAATCCCCGAATACGAAGGATATCTGGTTACTGATGGGGTGGATGATAAGATAACTTCGTCTATATTTGAAATGGGTAATGATTGGACTGTAATAGGAGATTGGGAGCTTATAAATACAGGGAAAAATGACAATGCTGGTATTGTAAAATTTGATAGTATAGTCATTTATAATTATAATTCAATACTCATTAATATAAAAAATGGTAGAAATATTTTGATTCCCGATCAAAATACCGTTAATGCAATTTGTTCTGATGGCAGGATTTATTCAAAAGACTGGAAAGAATCTATTTATAATGAAGAAACGGAATCTACCAGTAAAAATTTCTTAACTATAGGATATTCAGGTAACACATATACTAAAATTGCTTTCAAAAACTTAGCGATTTATCCTACAGTCCTCTCCAGGGAAGATTGTATCAAAGCATATAACTATTTACAAACTTTAAAAGCAAAATAATATGAAGAAGTACAAAGTTTTATTCTGTGATCTGGATGATACGTTAATTGAGACATTAAGTGGCAAAACATTTCCTAAAGGAATTTGGGATATGAAAATCAAATTTGATGTTTTGGATGCAATTAAGCAGTTTTCTCCTGAGTATGTTTTAATTGTAAGTAATCAAGGGGGAATTGAAGCTGGTTTTGTGGATCATCAAAGATTTCAATCTAAAATAGAATATGTATCACAATGCGTAAAAGAATATTGCGGAGTAAAATGCTATTCGGAATATTGCACCACGAATGATAAAAATGATTTGTATAGAAAACCAAACGTAGGAATGCTTAATCATCTTTGTGAAAACTATGTTGGCGATGATTTTGATTACATAAAATCTGTTACACTTATGATAGGTGACGCAAGTGGACTTGAAGGACAGTTTTCTGATAGTGATAAAAGAACCGCAGAAAATTTCGGGATTGACTATCTTGATGTAAATGAATTTGTTAATTTGTATAATAAAAAGAAATAAAAATAGATGAAATACGCGATAGTAGATTTATTGTGGGCAAAATCACATGGTATTGAAATACTGCCCGAAATGAGAACAAGTATAGATCAGAGTAAAGTTATTCTACATGAAGAAATGTTAGTACCTTTTGAAGATGAATCATTTCCAAGATATTCATTTAGTGATCCAACTTTTATTGAATTGTTAAATAGTGAAGAATGGACTAGTACAGAAGAAGAACCTGTAATTAATAGAGACTTTAATCGTATATTGGCTTTGAATATTCTTGATGAAGAGATTACTAAAGAAATCAATACATATGATCTTACTCCGGGTGAAGCATTACAAGTTAAAGATCATTATCCAGAATGGGTTGCAGGTATCACTGTTAAAGTAGGAGAAAGATATTTATCTGATAATATTCTTTGGGAATGTATAAAAGAACATACTACTCAAGACAATTGGAAACCTTCTATGGCTACTGCAAGCTTGTGGAAAGTAGTAGATGAAGAACACAAAGGTACTATAGATGATCCTATTGTTTACATTCCACCTATGGAAATATTCAAAGACAAATACTATATCCAAAATGGTGTAAAATATAAATGTACAAGAAATAGTGAACAACCTCTTACACATGATTTATCAGCCCTTGTTGGATTGTATGTTGAGAAAGTTTAATTATCAATAAGTTAAGGATGTCACAGGAAATTTACAATAAAACCGTGTTCAAACGGTTCTTTGAAGAAAATGATCCTGCTGTAATGGAATGGGCGGAGAATGTACTTGAAAAGGTATCTTCTCCCGGCATTCTTCCTACTTTTATAAAGAAGGACGGAGAGGATTTTAAGGCGTATTGGAAAACAGTCTGCCATATCTTTGCGCTTGTTGTCTTGTATGCAAAGCAATATAACGAGATTGATACGAACAAGATTCTGTTTGAACTTTTTATTGAAAACAGAGGACTTGTGACAGATGAAGTGGACACACTCGAACAGATGAAATATCTGTTCAACAATTATGTGAAGGAATATAGAAAAAGAGGAACACTTGATATTGTAAACAAGGAAGGCACGATACTTGGGGAGCTTCTCCGTCTTATTAGATACAAGACGGAGGATGAGTTTATATTTGCCCTTTTGATGTCTCGTGATACTGGATGGACAATGGGACATAGCTCTCCTACATGGAACAGGACAGACACGGTTCTGAATGTTACAAAAGGGTATGAGACAACGGAAAGCGTAAAAGATTTGAATGCCTATCCACTTGTGAACCCTACAGGTGTTGTTATTGTGGATGATATAGACAACGATGGTAACCCTATACAGGCAATGACTTTCGTTGGAAATGTTTTGGTGGGCATTTCTTCTGAAATTGACAAAACGAAGCTCCTTCCTATTTCCGAGAATCTTACTTATCAGATTTCTTTCAAAGCAAAGGTTTCTTCGACAAGTAACCAAAATTTGAAATTCGGTGTGGAAGTGTTTGACGAAGCTATCCAACCTATGGTATGCAAAGAATCTTACGGAAGTGTGGAGAGCAATAATTTTGTTTCAGACAGCAAAGGAATCCTGGAGCTTCCTGTAGCCGGAGTGTATTACGAATGTCGTGCAATTCTTTCAAGAAAGAACAGGGCGTATGAAAAGCAGTTGGAGCTTAACTTCCCGAAAGGGAGGGGTCTCCAAATGAAGGGTGGAATGAAATTCTTGTCATTAAACCTTACACAAGACAGGTCAGTAGCATCACTTACGTCCGTATTTATTTATGATATAAAGATAAAACCGCTTTTTCTTCCGTTCTATCAAGGGAATTTAGGTGAAAAGGATGTAATAGCAGCTTATTATCTTAATAATTCCCTTGCAAGTGAGAACGGGGTAAAGAACTTTACGGAAGATTATCTTGTTGCCTATAAAAACATAATGGGCAGTGAAGATATCCGTCCTTTGAAAGAAAAGAATGTTATTTTCAAAGTATTGTCCGATAGAGGTTCTTATATAAAGGGTGCTTCTATTTCCATTTTAAATAAGGTCCTTGTAACAAACAGAAACGGGGAAGCATCTATTGTGCTTTATCCGGGTGATTATTCTATTGATGTGGAGAAGTCTTTGTTCATGAATATAGAAGATAGATTGTTTCAGGTATTGGAAGACGATGAAGAAACGCAGGTGGAATATGTTCAAATGCAAGGAGATGTGTATGAAAGGAAAGTCACGTTCGTTGTAAGGGGCGAAAATGAAAGACCTATACAAAATGCCCTTGTTACTTTTAATGGTGAATTTAAATATACGGATTCTTCCGGTAACGCTATATTCATGGCTTTTCCAGGACTGTATCCCTACACTGTAAGCAAGACAGATTATTACACTGTAAGCAAGAATATCAATGTACAGGATGACCAATCCGAACCCGTAACACTTGTGCTGATACCGAGATATACGGTTACATTTACGGTGACAAATTCATCAACAGGAGCGGTGGAAGGAGCGAATGTAACGCTTACTGCAAAAGGGAAACTGGCGGCAGAAGATTCCATTGCTTATTCAGAAAGTAGAATAACAGGTACAGATGGGAGAGCCGTTTTCACAAATATACTTGGGGGTGATTGCACTTATCTTGTTGAAAAGCAAAATTGGATTCCCGTAAATGGAGATATAACTGTTGACAGCAATAAGGATATACAGGTGAATTTCAATCCTATGCCTACTTTTAACATGACGTTTACTGTAAATGACTACAACACTTTTACAGGGGAGAAAAAGCCTTTAAATGGGGCTACTGTGAAATTTGCCGGTTTGACAAAGCAGACTTCTAACAATGGACAGGCTGTTTTTGAAGGAGTGTTGGGTGGAAAATATTCTTATGATGTATTTTACGACAATAATCACCAACGGGTATATGTGGAAAACTATGAGTTTTACAATAATTCAAACCTTACGATAGACTTGAAACAACTTACCCACAAGACTACTATAAAAGTTTTTGGTGCTGGAGGAATGGTTGTTGAAGGTGCTAAAGTAAATGTGAACGGTAAAGATTTTACACAAAAAGATTCTTCCGGTATTGTATTGGAACTTCCTAATGGAGTATATACCGCTATTGCTTCTTATGAGGAATACGAGGACAGGGAACAGCAGTTTACTGTGAACGGAGCCGCACAGGTGGTGAGCATTTATATGGATCAAACCTTGTATGACCTTACATTTGTTGTAACAGAGGATAACGGTATCATTTCCAATGGTACAAGAATAACACTTAATCAAGGGGGAGCGGGAGAACAGACAGGTCTGACGAATAACGGGCAAATCAAATTCTCCGTTCCGAGAATGCGTTATGATTGGGTGGCTTCGAAGCAATATTTCAGTGATCAGACGGGCGTTGTGCAACCAAATGACCTTCCAAAAACAGTGAATGTTGCGATGCCAAGAAAAGAAACGAGAGTGCAGTTCTATGTTTATAATTCCGATACAGGACTTCCAGTTTCAGGAGCTTCTGTAAAACCCGAAGGACTTAGCACGCAGAATACAGGGTCGGACGGTACAACGACCTTTACGATGCAGATGGGAAAGACTTACAAATATGAGGTTTCCGTTTATGACTATCAGCCTACGGAAGGCTCTGTCACAGTCAATCAGGAAACAATGCCACAACAAAGGGTGGGTGTTTCCAATAAGACTTACAGCGCCCATATTACAGTGAAATCCCGAAATGGATATAACATTAATCGGGCTTACGTGACTTATGGAGGAAAGAGCGGGTACACCAATTCACAAGGACAACTTACACTTACCGGAATACAATCAGGGTCGTATAATGCCACTTGTACGGCAGACAATTATCAATCCCAAACGAAAAACAATATTGCAATATTGGGAGCTGACACGTATATAGATTTCACCCTTGACTATGAGCTTACGACAACTTATATTTATCTTAGAAAGGAAAATGTATTGCAACCTTATGCTTCCGTGAATATAAGAGCTACCGCGCCTGACGGATCGTCTTATTACAGTGGCACAGATCAGACAAATGGAAGTGGCAGGATAACGGTTTCTTCTCCTTCTGGAGGTTATGTGTATGCTTCCGCTACGGATTCGGAATGTGTAGGGACAGGAGATGAAGCAACGAACGCAGGAGGAAGTAGCATTTATCTTTACCTTTGGAAAGCACTCATTGTTTCTTATAGTGGGTCGCCACAAACACCTTCTGTGTCAAGTGGTGTTTATGAGATAATAGGAAGCGAAGTAAGAGTGCAGGGAGGAAGCAGGAACACAAGCAACCCTTCTACTGTGTATGCTAATTTCAGAAATCACACAAGAGCTACAGCCATTAAACAGTGGCCCGTGTCATTTTCCATACAAGGAAGTACCGGAACTTATAATATAGACGCAGCCGGAGGTAATCATTCTGCCTTTAGAGGATGCACAATTCTTTCATCGATTGCAACAAACACAATTCCTTCTATTTCAGGGGGTGTTATCTGTTGGTTTAGAGATTGCACAAGTCTTAGGTCTATTCCTTCCGGGTTGTTTACTAAAATGACAGGCAATTCTGCTGCCGGCGCATTTTGGGGTAGTGGCGTGACAAGCCTTCCGAGTGGACAACTTGTTCCTACTTCATGCATTTATCATTCTTCTATGTTCAGAAGTTGCAAAAATTTGACTTCATGTGTTGGTAATGGTACTTTTGGAAAGGGAGGTGGTACAGAAGATTTCCATGCTGTATTTTATGAATGCACAGCTTTGAAAAATACAGGAGGTCAATCAGCTACAACTTCTCCATTTAGCAATTCAACGAATGCACAGTATATGCAATATACATTTCAAGGCTGCACAGCCATAACCGAACTTCCAGTATTATGGTTCAGATATTGTACAAACATTGTTTCTTTTGTTGGTTGCTTTGTCGGTTGTACAAGTCTTGTTGACGGTTGGTCTACTGCTATGTTCTCTTACTCTTCGAAGGCAACAAACATGCAGTCATTGTTTGAGAATTGTACTTATTTGTCTATTCCTTATGGGCAGGGACTTCCGTCAAGTGTAACGAATGCTTCAAGAATGTTTGCTAATTGCAAGAACTTGTCTGACATATCTTCTTTTGATATGAAGAATGGAAAGTTGCAGAATGCAGAAAGTATGTTTGAGAACACGGGCGTGAAACAAATTCCCGCTAAGTTCTTCAATGACCTTACAACACTCACTAACCTTAGGAGATGCTTTGCAGGATGCACGTCACTCACTTCTTTTGGCAGAACAGGAAATTATGTAGGGCAGCCGGGAACATCTGCACGTCCTGTGAATGTGGATATAGGAAATCAGTTTAATAACACCAATTTTGAAAATATTGGCAATAGCCTGAATTGTGCCGAAATGTTTTCAGGCTGTTCAAATCTTTCTTTAGGAACAGAACAGACTTATGCAGTTTCTTATACATCTTTTTATGATCGTTCTGTTGCAGGGGTAGGGAAAGTTAATATGGACAGAATGTTTTATGGTTGTTCTAAACTTGGAACCGTCCCTGTTATTCAAATCCTTACAGGATCATCTAATTATGTAAAGATAACGGAGTCTGGAAACAATAACGTAACAAGTCATAGCCAGACTTTTACAGGCACAAATTGCGAGGGTGTCCCAAGTGGATGGAAATAGTAAGTCAAAAATAATTAAAATATTGAGTATGAGCAAGTTAAATGTTAGTAGAAATGTTTTTTTAGAGAAAGAAGAACTTTCAAATATGATTTCTTTCTTTGCTACAGCACCGCTTATGAAGGCGGTGCTACAGGCATCTTATTCTTTTGGGATGATTACGAATGACCCATCTAAGATCAATCCTAATACAGTTAACAAACCAGTAGAAGATGAAAATCTTGTAGAACCTTTTAAAGTGGAAACAGGAACAAACTCTGGCACTATTAAGGTACTTCCTGGGATGGCTCTTACCAGTGCCGGGAACTTTATAGATATCAATGTAGAAGATAATATTCTTGTACCGAACGACAGCAATTTCTATTGGGTGAAGATTGCTTACAAAACAAGAAATTACGAAAAGGGATATGTAAGCGTAAACTCACAAGGTATCGTTTCTGGTTCTGTGGATTTTACAGGTAAGGTAAGAGGTCAATCTTCATCAACCCCCGTCTCTATCCGGTTTGAAAAACAAGACGGTTCTGTTCCTTTGAATAATGGCGTTTATCAGATTGTGAATATAATAGACAATCAGAATTTACTTCTTACGTCCGCTACTACATTCACTCCTGAATCCAATTTAAGAGCTATTGTGCTTGGGACACTTCCTTTGGGAGGTGTATTGACTTCCGAGCAGCGAAACGGTTTATACACTTATGATGATTATGTCATTTCTTTAGTACCGGAAGTTAGCATAAGCACTCCGCCGGAAAAAGAACCGGACGAGTATTATATCGCTCGTGTACAAAATTCTGGCGGCACGGTATCTGTTTACAATGAAGTGAAAAGCGAATATTGGTCGCTTGGGAATATATTCATGTCAACTTCTAAAAGTTAAGGCTTATGTTACGGTTTTATTATACGGTCAGTTCGGGATATAACAGTCCGCAGACAAAAGTTTCAGGTTCGTTGGGAGGGTACAAATCTTCTACACCTGTGCCTAATGATGTTTTTGGCAATTTATTTGATGAAATAAGCCTTAATTTGGCTTCAAATCCTCGTAGCCAATATGTTGCTCTTGTTTTGAAAAATGAGGGCACAGAAACGCTTAAAAACGTTGAATTATGGTTTTCTTCTGTAACGGATAACCCCTACGGAACAATCACAGTAGGAGCTATAGGGATGGGAAAGGATGAAGAAGAAAATCCGGTTACTTCGCGCACATCTTCCATAAACGAAAAGCCTTATTGGATTCAGTTCCATGAAGCAAAAGAGGAAGAACCGGTATCGCTTGGCGATATGGAAGCAGGAAAAGAAATCTGTTTGTGGTTTTGTCGGTCGCTTGATAAGGAAATTATAAAAAGTGACTATGATCTTGTGGCAGAGAGAGATATGAACACGCAGAACCGCTATAAAAAGGTGGAAAAGCAGACAGAGGAAATTTTTAACATTAATTTGCTTTGGGAATAAATACAATAATTGTATTTTTGTCGGTGTAAGGGGAGAGAAATTTCCCCTTCTTTTAACTTCAAAAATATTAAGTTTTTGTATGCAATAATTGCAATTTCGATATGACAAGAAAAGAGGAATTTAAACTGATTTACAGCTATTTACAAGGAAAACTATCAAGTAACCCAGCTTACGAGTTCCGTCCAAAAAGAAAGGACAGGGAGAAACTGGATGAGTTTTTGTCTAACGATAAAGTAGGAAATCTTTGGGAATATCTTACGTTTCAGTTCAACCGACAGATGTTTGTTCTCACCCTATCTAACCTTCCGATGGTTCCTCTTATGAATGTCATAGGGAAAACAGCCATAGACAGATGGAAAAAAAGAACAAAAAGGGATATATACTTTACTTCTAAATTTGTGATGGAAAATGAACTTTTTAATCCTATAGAAAATGAAGAAGGGGGTGTTTCGGAAAGTTACCTGGACGAGCAAAGGAAACTTTATTTCGATTCTCCTGAAGGATATATCCTATGCGACAGTTTCGATGGCTATTTGCTTGATGAAGAAAAATGTAAAGGTTGCAGATATATACGGTTATGTAAGGAAAAAGAGAATGAAAAGAAAGAAAGAAAGAACTTGAAGTAAAGATTGCTCCTTGCTTCTATGACACAAAAAGAGCAGAGCTTTTGGTCGTAAGGTATGGATGGTTCGGAAACCTCAAATGCCTAAAGAGTTTTGGTTTTATCTATCTTTCGGATAAGAGAAGTGAAGAAAAGATAGATTGGGTGATTGAATTAGTAGAGAGGTTTAACAAAATACAAGAAATGCGATATGAGAGAAAAAAAGAACAATGTATGATGCGCGTTATGCCCTTACAAACGGAACTATAAACAAGGTTATTGTGGAGGGTAGTGAATTTAAGAATAAGGATTTGGTAATTGTCAAAGGGGAATGCGTTTTTTCAAAAGTAGGCAGTGATGTTTTCTTTACCGAAGAAGAAGCAAGGAAAAGTGTTAATGGAAAGATTAGAAAACGGATATTGTCATTGGAAAAACAGATTGAAAGATTGAAAACTTTAAAATTCTGACAATATGGGAAAGCGGAAGCATAAAGCAAGACAGAAATTTCTTGATTCTCTTACAGAGGAAGAGAAAATAAAAAGAGGTATGTGGGGATATTTGCCCACAAAAGACGGAAAGAAAGTCTTATGTAGAGGGGATATAGACACAATGCTTTTTATTCCTCTGATAACAAAAGAAGAACCTGTAGGCTTTTGGGCTTTTGTACAGGACGGAAAACTTTTGGGTAACTGGTGACATGGGACTGCAAAAGAAAGAAAAATATGAAGCAAGACCTTGTGTCTGTTGCAAACAGAGCCATTATATCTACAATAGGATGAAGTGGCTCTGTAAGGAATGCGACAAGAAAACAGGGAAAGAAAGGAGAGGTGACCTTAAATCCCTATTTATGGAAATATGGGAAGAAAGAGAACATGTATGCGCGAAATGTGGAAAGCCTTTAGGAGATGAACCAAAAGCCATTTTCTTTTCACACATACGATCACGCGGAGCGAGACCGGATTTGAAAATGGACAAAAATAACATTGAGCTTCTTTGTTCCGCTTGTCATAGGTTACATGAATTTGGGGAAAGGGAAACTTTATGAGGAAAGTAATCGCCGTATCAATACTGTCTTTGTTTCTGATATTAGAGTTTCTATTATCAGTGACAAGAAAGACGCGATGGACAGGGTGGTTTGGGAAAGATTGGTTCATGCCATTTGCATGGTTGAATCAGGTTGTGACGATAGTGCAAGAAATCCTAAAAGTTCAGCTTCCGGCAGGTTTCAAATGTTGAAAATTTATGTGGATGAAGTGAACCGTATTAAAGGAAAGAGAATTTACTCCTATAATGATAGGTTTGATCCTTTAAAGGCAAGAGAGATGTTTGAAATTTATCAACAACATTACAACCCGAATAAGGATATTGATAGGGCGATTATTCTTCATAGAGGAAAGGTTTCGGAGAAATATATCAAGAATGTAAAAGAAAATATGCGTTATGGGAAAGAAGATATTAGATGCTTGTTGTGGTAGCAGGATGTTTTGGTTCGATAAGAAGAATCCGAATGTTTTATTTATGGATAAAAGAACAGAGACGTTATATGCAAAAGATAAGGATAAAATAAGAACAATAGAAGTTAAACCTGATATTGTTGGTGACTTTACTAATATGCCTTTTGAGAATGAATCTTTTTATATGGTAGTGTTTGATCCGCCACATTTAAAGACACTTGGAGAGATGTCTTGGATGGCTAAGAAATATGGCAAACTTCCTGATGATTGGCAACCCTTAATAAGAAAAGGTTTTGAAGAATGTATGCGTGTTTTAAAAGTAAATGGTATATTGGTTTTCAAATGGAATGAATCTGAAATATCTGCAAAAGATGTACTAAAAGTAATTCCGTATAAGCCTTTATTTGGACACACAACAGGAAGACAAAGCAAAACAATATGGATGTGCTTTATGAAGATTGATAACTAAATTTTTTGATACCATGAAAGTATGTTGGACGGAAGAAGGAAACTACTTCGAAGGGGAAGTGATTGATTCCTACCCTGTGGAAGATGGGACGATGTTAGTGGTAGAAGCAGAGAACAATCACAAAAGGTTTGTTCTTAGAGAATGGAACACATTAATTGAAATAGGGGAGGATGGAAATGCGATTGAATAAAAACATGGAATTGCTTCTTACTTCTATTTCCGAATTGCTTGGGGATATGAAAATGAACGTTTTCAAAGAGAAACTGGAGAAGGTGATTGCTCTTCCAAGTGACACAAGTGTAGCGGATTTCATAGAAGAATACACAAAATGGAGCGAAAAGAGTTATTTCAAGAAAGAGAGACTGTTTGTCTTTTCAAACGGGAAACTGGCACTTATAAGGATATACATAGTCTCTGCTGAAATGAAATATACGGATGAGGGGATACCGGAAATAATCATAAATGAAATGCCGGATGCTGTCAATTTGAAGGACAACCCCTATAAAAATATCCATATACGATATGAAAACGAGGATGATTGTTCTCGTGATTTCGATAGACTGAAATTAGTTTTAAACTGATAGAGTGTGGAAATATTAACAAAAAATTTGAATCTTACAGGGATGACAGAGTATTTCAATCAACATTTCTCGAAAAGAAATGGCAAGAAATTCACTCTGTGGGATATTAGAGCTTATAGCACGACAGGGAATGTTCCTGCTTATATAGGTGGAGGAAATCTGTATATCGATCCATGTGTACCGGAAGGAGGAAATGTAAGACTTTGGCAGCTTGTAAGAGACACAAACAGACAAAAATTTAGAAGATGAAAACAAAAGTGTATGTTAGCTTGCCTATAACAGGGCATGATTTGGAAGAAACAAAGAAATATGCAAATCAAGTCAAGAAATGGCTTGAAGAGAAGGGATATGAAGCGATAACACCTTTTGATGCTTGTAGTGAACCGGATAAACCCTATTCCTATTACATGGGAGAGAGCGTTAAGGCTCTTTTAGAGTGCGATGCCGTTTATTTTGTTTTTGATTGGGCAGCATCAAAAGGTTGCATGGCAGAGTTTGAGATAGCAAGAGTTTACGGGAAACAAATAATGATGTAGCGTTTAACCCTATTAGAGTAAACATTTTGTAATACGAATGTGAATTTAATTGATAAAATTTAAAATTTTTAATAACGTGAAAAGTGCAAGTAAATTTTATATTTATGCTTTGTATGACCCTGAAATAGGGGTAAAATGTTTGTTTTACATAGGGCAAACAAAAAAATCTTTAAAAGTACGTTTAAACAAACATTGTTACTACGCAAGAAACTTTAAACGAGGTGGGCGTTCGGATAATCCAGATAAACAAAATTGGGTTTTTGATATTTTAAAAAGGGGAGAAAGACCATCTATTGTTTTAATAGATAGATGCTACGATCAACAAGAGGCAGACGAGAAAGAGAAATTTTGGATTTCTTTTTGTAAATCAATGGGACATCCTATTTTAAATAAATCTACTGGTGGATTGTGTGGTGGCACATTTTCTTTAAGTGAAGAAGCGAGAAAAAACAATCCGAATATGCTTTAAACAGGACAGAAATACATAAAATTAGAAATAGAGAAGCGAATAGAGGGCATAAATATTCTGTGGAGCACAATCAAAGGTGTAGGGAGAGTAGATTAAAAGGCAAACCAGTTGTTAGAACGAATTTAAAAATAGCACAATATGATTTAAACGATAATTTGATTGCCGTTTTTAATGGTACTATGGATGCTGTTCGTAAGACAGGCGTTTCGTATCAAGCTATACAAAGTTGCTTGTGGAAAAGAGCAAATACAGGCTATGGTTTTAAATGGAAATTTACTGGCGAAAAGTTTAAATAGTTATGAAAACATCTTGTAAATATATAATATGCTATGACTGCGAGACAGGATCAATTCCTTCCGCAGAAAAACCTGCTTTTGACACCATAGCATTAATAGAATTGGCTTTTGTTGTAATAGATATGGAAAAGTTGGAAGTTTGCGAAGAATTGTCTATGATATTTCCGCGTGACTACAAAGAAGGTCTTGTCTATTCTTCGGAAGCGGAAGCGGTGCATGGGATAACGGAAACAATCCAAAAGGAAAAGGCTATACCTCTAAAGGATATATTCAAGAAATGTCAGGCATTTTTTAAGAAGTACAAGAACCCCAGACAAATGTGTACATTATGTGGACACAACATAGTAGGGTTTGATAATGCCTTTTTGGAGAACTTCTTCAAGTTCATGGGGGATGATTTAAAGAAGTATGTAAAGTTTTCCATTGACACTATGCAAATGGCACACATGTCATATCCTGAATTGGAAAACTATCAGCTTCATACCGTTTGCGAAAAAGAAGGTATTGATTTGGTGAATGCGCATCGCGCAGGTGATGATACCTATGCTAATGCGCTTTTGATGATCAATTTTGTAAAAAAGTTAAGGGGAGAAGGCGTGTCTGACAGTGGAACTTCATCTGCACGAAATCCTTTCCGAGAAAAATTTGCTTTGTAAAAATGGCAGTCATATACAATTCAAAGGGCGGAATACTTACCGAACTACAATCAAAAAGGTTGTTTACAACGGTGGACGACATTATAGACCGGCTTCCTTCCACTACTGTGCGATCCTTGTTTTCTGGTGGAAGCAGAAAGGATTTGGACAAAATGCTGGACACTATAATCAACCAGACCGAGTATGCCATGAATTTTGGACGTTCGCTTGACACGGAAAAGCTGGGGTATGTGGACAATCTGTTTGCTTCAATGGATGAAAATCTAAGGATTCTGTCTTTTAATTATTTCAAGGCGACAGTCCTTTCCAATTTCAATATGGGATGGCGAAACTTGGAATGGGGGAATCTTACACAGTTATTTCCCTGGAGCAGCTATTTGTGTTCGCGAAGTAGTGGAAAGTGCGTTTCTCCTGATACTTTGATAGTTATGGCAGATGGTTTGCTAAAAAAAGTCCAGGATATAAGGGTAGGTGATAAGGTGATGGGACAAGATTTGAAATCTCGCAATGTCTTGGAACTGCACCACGGAGAAACCTATATGTACGAAGTAAGACAGAAAGGTGGAGATAGCTATATAGTAAGCGAAGGACACATCCTTTGTCTTGCTGACGGTACTTACATTCCTGTTGAAATCGCCGAAATGAACCAAAGGAGAGGTGCTAAACATGAAGGTTATAGAGTTTCAAGGGATGGGAAATTCAAGAAAACGGAAATCTTTATAACCTTGCTGGATGAAGGTGAGTATTATGGTTTTGCTTGTGACGGAGATCATAAGTTTTTGCTTGCTGACGGCACGGTAACGCACAACAGCTTCGAGTGGTGCTATGCGTTCCCCTTATGGAGGTTATACTCCTATACACGTCCTATGTTGTACGGAGGGGATACGATAGACAACAAGAACCGGAAAGAAACCGCTATGATCACAAACACAATGACACTTGCAAAAGTGCATGTGAACAAGATTATAGAGGAAATATCCACCAATGATATATTGAAGGAAAAACTTGATCCGAACGGCAAGGCTAAACTTGGAGAAACGGCAATAGAAGGTGAGAATGGTGCGATTCTTCATGTTCGTGGTAAAGATGGGTTTATTCGTGGTTTGCACGTTGGAGCAGCAATCATAGATGATATGCCGGACGAAAGTTCTCTTTACAGCGATGAGCAAAGAGAAAAGCTAAAGGAAACATTTAGAGGGACTATTACTCCTATTGTTGAGCCTTACGGATATCTGATTGTGTCCGGTACGCCTTATTCTACTGCTCCTAACGAATTGTACAATGTCATTAAGGGGGATAAGCGTTTTTATCTGTTCGAATATCCTATCATATTCCCAGACGGACGTCCTCTTGCTCCTGACAGGTATATGTTTGAAGATATAAAAAGGAAAAGAACAGAGCTTGGTTCTATTGTGTTTGCACGAGAATACCTTGTGATTCCTATTTCGGACAACTCAACTATTTTTCCGTATGAATATCTTAGAAGGGCAACTACCGGCATGGATAAGATTTCTTTTGCGGACAGTATAGAGTTTTATCCGTTCGAGCTTCAAAGGGTAGTAGTGGGATGCGACTTTGCTGTTTCCGGTAATATTGGTGCTGACTATACCGTCTATTCCGTATGGGGTGTTGATTTTTCTGGTAATTATTATCTGATAAACTATTTCCGTGCAAAAGGCATGTCCCACAATGAGCAGGTGGACAAGATTGTTCTTTTCAATCGTTTATACAAACCTGTTAAAATTGTATGTGAAGCTAACGGATTCCAAGGGATATTATCAGCACTTGCAAGAGAAAGAGGACTTACCAATATCGAACAATTTACCACTACGGAAGGGAATAAGAAAGATTTATACACTGGACTTCCGTCTTTGTCTGCCATGTTTGAAAGAGGGCAAATAAAAGTTCCTTATAAGGAGGGCGAGACAAGAGAAAAAGTGGAGATGATGTTCAGTGAGTTTGCTTCTATTACCTTCAGAAGCGATAAGGGAAAACTGGAAGCAAGTTCAGGGCACGATGATATTGTGATGAGTAACTTTCTGGCTCTCAATACTTTACGTGAGGAAGGTGAAAGTAGTGGTTTTAGTATCAATTTAGTTTAAAATTTTGGTATCGTGAATAAACTGAATCCTGGCTTTATGTCCGAAATATTTAAATTGATGTTTTCGGATGAAGTCATAATGTGTATAGCTTCGGAGCATCTGAAATATGAATTGATCCCTAAAGAATGGTCTGGATACAAATTCATACTAAGAGAAGCTGTTGATCAATATAGAGAAAAGGGGAAACTTCCCGCGCTTGGTGCTATCTGTCAAAAATTTTCTGATAATGACTTTGTATTGGATGCTGCAAAGGAAATAAAGAAAGCCAATCTGATAGACAGAGAAATAGCAATAGACCAACTTCAATCGTTTGTGAAAGAGACGGAGTTCGAACTTCTTTCCAAAAGGGTACATGACCTTTACGAAGAAGGAAAGAAGGAAGAAGCTATCCGTGTGAACGCGGAAGAATCGCAAAGGATTGTGGAGATGTCTTTTCGTTCCAAATCAGGGGGTTTTCAGTCTGTTTTTGGGGGTTTTCAGCAGCGTATGATTGAAAGACGCATGGATGCTGCTACAATAACGGAAAAGCCAGTAAAAATTCCTTTCGGAATTGACAGGTTGGACGATGTATCTTTCGGTGGTATGGAAATAGGTGATACAACGCTTTGGATTGCTCGCAGCGGCACGGGAAAAACGACCGTGTTAAAATGGCACGGCTATTCTGCTGCCCTTAGAGGTGTCCCGGTTCTTCATATTCAATTGGAAGGTGGTGTTAAAGCCTGTATGCAGATATATGATCAGCTTTGGTCAAACCAGTCCTATTCCAATATCAAGTCAGGTAACATTGATCCCAACGATAAGAAAAAGATTGAAAAGGCGATTGAAGAAATTAAAGAAGCCGGTTCAGATATAGAGGTGTATGGTTTCAAGAAGTTCGGACAGGCTTCTATGAGTGACGTAAGGCAGCTATGCTATGACTATTTCAATACACACGGGCGTTTTCCTGGGTTGGTAGTTTTGGATTCATTGGATTTGGTAAAGACCGGCATTTCCAAAAAAATAGATAGCGACCCGGATCACAAGAAAGAAAAGCTACAGACTTGCGCGCAGCTTTTAAAGAACCTTGCCGACGAGATTGAAGCTCCTATTATCACAGCAACACAAACAAGTGATGTGCCTTTTGAAGTATGGAACAATCCTGACAAAGTAATAGACCGTTCCTATACGGAAGGAGACAAGACACTTGTAAAACCTTTTTCCTTTGTGTTCACACTAAATATGACAATAGAGGAAAAGGCAAATGCAACAGCACGTATCTATGTGGATAAATTGCGTGATTACAAGGAAAGTCAAGAAGTGATAACGATTGCCACCAATTATGACAAGCGCAGGTTCTATCACAGGGGACGGACAATGGAGATGTACAACCAAATATCTGAAAGGAAGGAAGCGAAAAAGACGGCAAGGAAGAAAAAGTCTGATGAGCAAAAAATGGAAAGCATTTAAAAAGGTAATCTAAAATTTTAGTGATGTGATACGGATTGACGAAGAAGAAGTAAAGGCTGCGTTCGGACTTAGAATATTCGGTTCGCAAGGGTGGCTTTCAAATAAAGGGATGCCTTGTCCCTATTGTGGAAAGGAAAAGAAATGGGGTGTCAAGATAGATGTGCACGGAGGTGTTTTCCATTGCTGGAAATGTCAGACAAAAGCATCTTTCAAGGATTTTCTTGAAAAGGTAGGAAGAAAAGACCTTATACGGATGGAATATCTAAACTCTATAAGCACGAAACTTACTCCTTTGAAAGAAGAGAAAGAGGAAAACGAGGAAGAAGAGCTTCCTGTTCCGAAACTTCCTTTTCGTCTTAAAAGAATAGTATCAGACAGTTATCTTGACGAAAGGGGGTTTAAGAAATACCATTACGATCTTTTTGAACCTTCCGAAACAAATTCCGTTCTTGAAAAGAACTTGCGAAATTATATCATTTTCAAAATGAAGATGGATGGTAAGCTGGTAGGATGGCTCGGAAGGAGCAGGTATTCTAAAGAATGGCATAAAAAGGATTTGGAAAGGGCAAAGGAAACAGGAAGTAAGCCTCACTTAAGATACGAAAACAGCATAGGAACGAACTTCACGAAGATACTGGGAGGCTTTGATGAGCTTTCTTCTTCGGTCAAAGATGTTATCATAGTGGAAGGGTTGTTTGACAAGGTAGGAATAGACAATCTTTTGCAGCTTTGGGATTGCAACAGTTTGAAATGTGTTTTTACGTTCGGAAACAGTATAAGCAGGGAACAGATTTCCTACTTGGAAAGGAAAGGTATCAAGAATGTGATCCTTATGTATGATGATGCAACTGTGGAAGAATCGAAAAGCGCAGGACTTATGCTGGGAAAGAAATTTAATACAAAGATAGCCTATCTTTATAAACCAGGGATTGACCCTGGGGATATGGATATGGATTATTTGGACGATGTGCTAAGCAATCTCTATGATCCTATTAATTTTTATGTGTCCAAAATCAAAAAGTTGTGGTTGTAAGAATTAACTTTGTCGAAAATCATATATCATCATGGAAAAGAGCAGAGAATTATCAATAGACGAATATTTGAAGGCGCTCCAGTTGGAATACCTTACAAACAAAGTAAGAAGCCTTATTTTTGATCGTCCTGAATTTGTCAAGATGGCTTCTGATATAGCAGAGTTCAAAAAGGAAAGGATAGAGCTTCTTTCCAAACGTCATTTTAAATTTTCTATTTTTATGTCAACGGAAGAGTTTTTGAACTTTTATGAGAACGAGTTTTTGAATCCTTTCGGACTTCCCAATTTCCAGTATAGTAATGATGAGAAAAAGCGTGCTTCACAGTGGTATTGGGATGTTGTTCATTTGCTTGGCAAAGGGCAGGTAGTTATCTATAAAGACAGCGAATATCCTATATTAGGCAATAATATGAAAGATCGGATGGTTTGCATTCAAGTAAACAAGAAAAGAAAAAATGTAAGTTATTCAGAAATCAAAATACAGAAACTTGTAATGTGTTTTGATGGTAAATTATTATAAACCAACAAATTATTTCGAATTATGAATTTTAAAGAGTATGAAGCTCACGCAGCTTCAACAGCTTGCTACGCAAAAGAGGTAGCTATTCCGTATGTGACAATGGGACTTACCAATGAACTGGCAGAAGTTTACGAGAAAGTAGATTGTGCAGCCGAAGCAAAGGAAATTGTAAAGGAAATAGGGGATGTTCTTTGGTATATTGCCATGGCAAGACAGGAACTTGAATTGCCGGAATTGGAGTTTCCAGAGATTATCAAAAAGCTGACTGACGAAGATGTTTATCATTTGTCACCTTCCTACTTGTTGCAACAGATAGGTATTATCAACGGACATGTAAAGAAATTTTTCCGGGATGATGATTATAAGGCAGGGTTTACAGAAAAAAGAAAAGAACCATGCCATAAGGCTTTGAAAGAAATCTTACAAGGGTTGCAGAACCTTGCTGTCTATATTGAAGGAAACAAGGGAGACTGCTCTTTAGTGTCGATTGCAAAGGGAAATGTGGAAAAGTTGTCTAAAAGAAAAGCCGAGAACAAAATACATGGGGACGGTGATAACCGGTAACAATTATGGTACGTGCTGTTACTTTTTTAGGAGCTTCTTGTGTTGGGAAAACATCTGTTTTTGATCTTATCGAAAAGGATAGGTCGTTTGCCAGATTCGCCAAAATAGGCAGCATATCAAGACAACTTGTAAAGGAAGGGGAAATAGACCCTTCCTTTGATTCTGTCCACAGTCAAAGGGCGATATTTGACAAGTATCTTGAAGTGCTGCACGGTGAAAACTATATTTCCGATAGAAGCGTTATTGATGTCCATACATTTACAAAAACACTTCCCTATTCGGTTTCGTTAGATAATGAATTAAGACGGCAGTCGGATTTGATAAGTCTTAATGAATACTATCTTCCCGTTATCTTTTATTTTCCTATCTATTGGAATGTTGAAAGCGATGGAGAAAGATTGGACGATGAAAACAGGAGAAGAAAATGGGACAGTGAGATAAGGAGATTCTTAATAGACAAGAGATTACCTTACGAAGTAATGCCAAACGACACTCCTTTTAATAGGGTAAGGTTCATAAAGGGTGTACTTTCTACAAGAATGAACTTGTGTTAAACACACTGTTAAAATCGGCAAAACTTCAATTATTGTATGCAATAGTTGTATATTTGCCGATAGAAAAACGAAAAGAAGACAATATGGAGACTTTATTTAATGAGTTGGAAGAATATCTTTCTTCCAATACAATACAATACACTTCTGACAGGGAAAACTATACCGTGTCATTTGATGGAAAGACATACGAGTTTTTTCCTCCAAATGATGATGGATATTTCTTTGATGAAGACTTCCGGTGGGATAATGAAACTACCGAATACGATGGATATGTCTTTCGTTTTGGTGGCGTATGGTACACCATAGAGAAAGGACAGGAACGTGACCCTAAGCTGAATCGTGTAAAATGGAGAGGGCAAAGCGAAGTGGCAGGGTTTTCTTCCAATTTTTTGGGCGTGCATGGTTCATTTGAGCTTCTGAATGGAACAAGCCTATACTCCGATTGGGTAAAGAAAGCCAAATTCCTGAGGATCGAACGTCTTGGGATAGTGGAAAAGGGGACACTTGCAGGAGCATTGAAATTTCAGAATGCCTGCAAATCTGTAGGAATTATCCCTGTGTTTGGATTGGAAGTCCCTGTAAAAGATGAAAAAAAAGACATTTCGTTCACTTACAAAATCTATGCTCAAAACGAAAAGGGGTGGCAGCATCTTCTTGCCATCAATAAAATAATCAATTGTGATTCATCTGGCAAATTTGCAACCCCCAAGGATATGTCGGAGCATATGACAGATGTGTTTATCATATTTGACCCGAAAACGATAGATTATACTGATGTCCCCATTCTTTTAAGAAACAAGCATAACGTGTTTTGGCAAGCTGATACAGTGGAATATGCAAAGTTCAACAGAGATACAGAATATCTTACAAACTTTGAAGCCTTTTACAAGTCGAAAATGAAACCTGTAGCACTTTGTGACGCCTTCTATATTGAACCGGAATACTATATTCTAAGGGAAACTGTAAACAAGATAGGAAAGAAGGTTAATCATAAATCCTACAACCAGTATTTTAAGGACGAAGTGACTTACATGGAAGAACTTCTTTCTTTGTTTGGGGATCAGTCTGTAGGGGAAGCCTTTTATTTAAAGGCACGGGAAAATATGGATATGATTGCGAAAAGCTGCAATTTTGAAATCCCTACTGATAGTAGACATCTTCCTCGTTACGAAATGACAAAAGAGGAAAAAGAAAAGTATGGATCCAACGAAGATATGTTTGATTCCCTTATCTATGAAGGTTTGGAGAACAAGCCGGAGCTTTTGGAAGACTATTCGGAAGATGTGTTGGTAGAAAGGATTGAAAGAGAATCCGATACGATCAAATTTGGAGATGTAGTGGATTATTTTTTGATCTTACGTGATATCGTCAATTGGTGTAAGGGGAACGATATTTTATTAGGCGGGGGAAGAGGTTCGTCAGCAGGTTGTTTGATTTCTTACCTTTTTGGTATTGTAAATACAAATGCCTTAAAGTTTAACTTACTTTTTGAAAGATTTTTGAACAAAGGACGTGTCAAAGTATCTCTTCCCGATGTGGACACGGATGTTCCAGGAGAGAAAAGACCATTGGTAAAACGATACATGGAAAATCGTTTTGGAGAAACACAGGTTTGTTCTGTAGGCACATACACTACCTTGCAGATAAAACAAGCTATAAATGACGTAGGAAAGATTTATGGAGCTTCCATCCCTACTCTTAGAAGAATTTCCAAAACGATAGAAGATGTGAAGACGGAGGAAGATTTTCTAAAACTTGCTCATAGAAAGGAAGAAATAGCACAATTCGTGAACAAATATCCTGAAATGATGAATGTCGTTTTCCTTCTTCTTGGGCAACAAAAGGCAGCTTCCATTCATGCTTGCGCCATGATGATTTTTCCAAAGGAAAAAACAATGTATGAGTGGTGTCCTGTAAGAAAAGTGGACAACCTTGTCGTTAGCGAATGGGAAGGTGGAGAAATGGATGAGGCAGGGTTTCTGAAAGAAGATATTTTGGGGATCGAACAGCTTGATAAATTTACCGATATTCTTACCTTGATAGAAAAGAATACGGGAAAGAAAATCAATCTCTATACGGACATAGAATATGATGATCCAGAAGTGTACCGCTATTTTGCAAACGGCTGGCTTAGTGATATATTCCAATTCTCTGCAAAGGGACTTTCTTCTTACACGCAGAAAATGAAGCCTAAAAATATGGATGATGTGATTGCTGCACTTTCCTTGTTTCGTCCAGGTCCAATGGAAAACGGCTTTCACATGGATTATATTGCATTGAAAAATGGCGAGAAAGAGCCTCTGTATCCTATTGGTACAGAAGAAATATTGAAAGATACTTACGGGCTTCTTGTCACACAGGAACAGATCATGAATATTTGTAATCAACTTGCTGATTTTGACTTAGTTACTTGTGATAAAGTACGCAAGGCATTGGGTAAGAAAAAGTTAGATGTTCTTCTCCCGTTAAAGGCAAAGTTCATAGAAGGGTATGTAAACAAATTCGGAAGCAAAGGTGCAACCAAAGAGAGTGCAGAACATCTTTGGGATCAGATGGAAGAATTTGCTAAGTATTCGTTCAATCGCTGTATTTCAGGTAGTTGCAAGTTTTTAAGGAACGCTTGCTCTAAAAGTAAAAGACAACCAACCATTGAAGAGATGTATTTGATCCGAAACGATATTGAATTTGCGAAAGCAAATAATTGGTTGCCACTTAGAAGTAAATATATGAGATTGGGGTATGGAGAATGTCTTACTATGTGTGAAGATGGCAGAATTAGGACACGTAAGATTAAAGATATTCGATTTGCTGGCGTAAGGCAAACTTATAAAATTACTTTAGAAGAAGGTCGGTATATTTCTGTTACAGATAATCACAAGTTTCCTACTCAAAGGGGAAAGGTAATGTGCAAAGATTTAGTAGTAGGAGAAGATAGCTTGTTTGTTCAATTGCCGTATGAAAAAACGGATAGTCAAAGATATAATTTTACTGATTTTAGAGGTAAAAATTGGAGTAAGGGCCATCCTGAATGCCTTAATTCAAGAAAAGGACACATAGGCTTTGTAAAGACAAATGGAGAATCTGCTAAATTTGAATCTTTTAGAGAGCAAAATGGAGGATTTGGTATTTGTAAAATTTGTGGGAAAGAATGTCGATTAGAGATACATCATGTTGATGGGAATAGACGCAATAATGAAAATGAAAACCTTATTTCTATCTGCGCTTCTTGTCATAAGAAAATTCATTATCGAGAATTTAATAGGACAAGACGAGGGGAGAAAGGTTATCCTTCTAAACTAATGAGAATTGTTAGTATTCAGTCCGATAAAGTAGAAAATGTTTATGATGTTGAAGTGGATGATCCCAATCACAATTTTTGCACAGATCAAGGTATTGTTACTTGCAACAGCCACGCTGCTGCTTACGCTATCAACGCTTACAATTCCTTGTGGCTGAAAGTACATTATCCATTGGAGTTTTGGTCGGTTGCCTTATCTCGTGCAAGTAAAGATGATTTTCCTCGTTACATTAATGAGATGAATCAAACGGAAGGAATCGAAATAAAGCCTGTTAATATCAACAAATCTGATGTTGGTATCGTAGGTGACAAAAAGAGCAATAGTGTTTATTGGGCACTTAATGCCACCCAACAAGTCGGAGAAAAGGCACAGGAACAGATTATTAAAGAGAGAAATGAGAATGGAGATTATTTTTCTTTGGAAGAGTTTGTAGACCGTCATTCCTTTAAGGGTTCTTCTGTTAATAAGTCCACTGTTGAAAACCTTATTTATTCAGGTGCTTTTGACGAGATGGACGAAACAAGAGAGTTTTCCAATATCTTCTCTGCAAGGGAATATATGCTTGGGAAATATCGAGAAAAGAACCGTATCAAGATAGATAGGGAAAAGGACGAATACAGTGTTGCTTTCAGCAAAAACAAGATAGGTAAGGATTGGTGGTGGCTTTTGCAACAGAAAAACAAGTCCGGTTTCGCTTTCTTTGATTACAAGAAATTGACAGAGGAATACCTTCGGCAGAAAGCAAAGACTGCGGAATATTACGATGTGGACGATTTGCAGAACTATGACGGTTCTACCTATAAAATGGCAATGGTGGGAGGATATGTGCTGGAAGTGGAAGAAAAGGAATCGAAGACAGGAGCGTTTGCCAGCCTTCTACTTGAAAACAACTACAAATTCCTTCGTGTGGTGATATTCCCTGTCGACTATATGGACAAAGAAAAGTATATCCAAAGTTGCAAGAAGAACATCTTACTGCTTACAGGAAAGGTTTCTTTTGACAGATTTAAAGAGGAATATGTGATACAAGCAAATGGAAACAGTCAATTTATAAAATTGGGAGTGTGATAATATGAAACTTACGAGATGTTTTGGTGACAAGGCTATAGTCTTGATTTCAAACGACCTTAAAAATGAACTGGATATGGATGCTGTAACTTCTATAGACCATTCCAACCTGTACGGGGAGATAGCTACAAGTTCAGTCTTATTGAACAAAGTAGGACTTCTTCGTGCACAAGCTGAATCTGAATATGAAGCAGCAAAGTTGGAATTTTCTGTACACAAAGCACAGCTTTCTACAGAGATAAGACGGGAATCCATTGTGAATGCCGGAAAGGTCAAAGTGGAAGATATAGGACTTGTGAAACTTACAGAAAGTTCTTTAGAAGATATTCTTACCATCAATCCAGAGCTTAATGCAATGCAAAAGACACTTGTCAAGAAGAAAAAGTATTTGGCGGAAATAGATAGTCTCTATTGGGCGTTGCAGTCGAAAGACCGAAAATTAAACAATTTAGTTCCAAAAGTTACACCGGAAGAGTTTTTGGATAATTTAGTGGAAGGAGAAATAAATACATTCATGATTAAAAAAGAAAAGTAAGGTATGAGAATTAAATTAACAGAAAATTATTTTATCGAACAAAGTACGAATGCACCACATTTATGGGATTTGTACCGTAAAAGAACGGCAAAAGAAACTGGAAAGCAATATGAAACAGCAGAGGCTTATGGATTAGATTTAAAGCAAGTGGTGGGGAAAGTGCCCTATTTTGAAATTCTTTCAAAAGAAGGGGAGGCTGTTACATTCGAAGAATTTGTAAAAGAATTTGAGAGTAAGCAAAAAGAGATCGTTTTAGAGTTTCTAAAGCAAGCAAAATAAGTATCAACATTTTAAAAACATTAGAGTTATGAAATTTGACAGATCGAAGTTTAAGAAACAATCAGTAGAAGATTTGGATTCAGAAGTAAAACAGGCAGAAAAGACAATGCGAAAGGGTGGTAAATCTTATACCGGATTTGCTACCGTCCAAAAAGGAAAGAATACATTCCGTGTAGCTCCTTCAATGGGTAAAGCCTATGTCGCTTGCAAAATGTCAAAGCTCCGCGTGGAAGTTCCTACTTATGATGAGAACGGTAATGTGACAGGAAAGGAAGTGAAAGACAAGAACATTTTTTGCGCGGACGTACATGGACGCAACCTTCTTAAAGGGAAAGACCCTATCGTCCTTTATTGCGACTATGTGAGAAAGAAAGCATCCGAAGAATATCAAGATGATACGGAAAGACGCAAGTACCTCAATCCTATCATGGGTTACAAGAAAGGCAACAAGTTTGTATGGGGTATCAATCCTACGCTGGTTTATGTTTGCTATGTGTATCAAGGGAACAAAGATTTTGCCCGTTTGCAGCTTTATGGAACATGGATGAACCGTATAAAGGAAATTTCTGTAGAACAATCTGATGATGATACGGTTTCATTCGACATTTTCTCACAGATGGAAGGTGCTTATCCCCTTGTAATCACGATGGGGGAAGATGATAAAGGCAAAAAGACTTATTCTTTATCTGCCGGCATACCGAAGAAAGGTCAGTCATGGGATGAGTTTTTTGAAGAAACTGCCATTCCGGACGAAGACATGGAATATTTCTTGAATGAAGTTCCTTCGCTTGAAGAAATTTACAAAGATTCTTACAGAGCAAAGGATTTTGAAATGGCTTTGGATGGATTGAAACGCTTCGATGAAGAAAATAATTATGATATCTTTTCCGACGATGAGTTCTTGAATGAAATTGAAGAAATGGCAGCAATGCTCCCGGATGACAGTCAGTCAGAGGAAGATAAGAAAACTCCATTTGACGAGGACGAAGATGAAGAAGAAAAACCCAAAAAGAAAACTGTAACGAAGAAACCGGCAAAGGAAGAAGACGAGCAAGAAAAACCTGCACCCAAGAAACAGGTTGCAAAAGCTCCTGCCGCCGAAAAAGCTGCAAAAGTCGCTTCTTGCCCTCCGCTTTCCAAAATGAAAGCCTTTTTAAGTCAGTATATTAATGAAGAATATCCCGGTATGGAAATTCCATCCGATCTTACAATCACAGAACTTCGTGAATGGTACGATCTGGCACAAAAGGGAGAAGCGTTACCTTTCCCAGAAGATGAAGAAGAGGATACAGAACAGGAATATGAAACTGAATCTGACGATGATCAGACAAAAGACGAACCGGAAAAGGAAACTGACGAAGAGCAGCCTTCTGCACAAGAGGAAGAGGAATCTCCTATTGATGAAGAACAGACGGACAATGACGAAAAGTTATTGGAAGCCAAAAAACGCTTACAAGCTCTAAAAGCCCGAATGAAGAAGAAATAGTTTTCTTTTCGTTTTTCTAATATATCAATCCGAAAGGGGAACAGGGAGTTTATCTCCCATCCCTTTTCCCAATAATTTCGACTATGAGCAGCAAATATTTAGCTATAATTTCAACGGATCATCATCTTACTGCCGACAACGCCACTATTATAAAGGATATTCTTTTGGAAGAGCTTGACTTGGCAGAAAAGAAAAAGATACAAACCCATATATGGCTGGGTGATGTTTTTGATAACAGAGTATCGCAAAGAGAAGTGTGCCTTTCCACATTGAATGATGTTCTGGAAGAATACGACAAACGCGGACACCATGTGATCTGTATTCCCGGCAACCATGACAAAACATCCTACACAAGCAAGAAATCGTTTCTTACTCCTTTTAAATATCATCCGTCTTTTACTTTGGTAGAAGAATTGGACGGGATGCAAGTAGAAGGTGTGTATTGCTTTTTCCTTCCATTTTTTACAGATGATATTCTTTTGGATGAACTGGAAGAAATAGGGGATAAAAGAAAGAAGAATATCCTCTTTGGACATTTTGCGGTCACAGGAAGCAAGAACATGGACGGATCGGAAGTGTCCAACCTTTTAAAACCTTCCATGTTCCAGATGTTCAAAAAAGTGTACTTGGGACACTATCACAATTACCAACGGGTAGGAGAGAATATCTATCATTTAGGAAGTGCCCAACAAAATAACTTCGGGGAAGATGAAAAGAAGGGTTTCTGGCTTTTGGATTCGGATTTGAATGTAGACCTTGTTTCTTCTACAAAAGGACAAGTATTTAAGAAACTGGAAATTGATTTGGGGGAAACTCCCCACAAACAAGCAGTGTCACTTATCAAGAAATTCAAAAAGGAGAACCCTACTGCCCGTGTAAGGGTGGAAGTCTGGGGAGAACAATCTTCACTTGATGCCTTTGATAAGGATGCCTTTACAAAAGAAGGCATAGATATCAAGAAAAAGTTCAAGGAAGTGGAAGAAAAACATTCTATGCTGACAGAAGTAAAGACACTTGACAAAAAGGACATAGAAGAAAGATTTTCCGCTTTTTGTAAGGAAAACGAATATGACGAAAAAGAAGGAAAAGAAATTTTAGACAAGTTGATGTATGGCGAAGAAAAAGGAAACTAAGAAAACGGAAGAAGCGGTAACTGGGGAAGTGCAGCAACCTAAAGAAGAAAAGAAACCGAACCGTCTTGGTGATCTTATAAGCCGGATTGAAAGTAGGTTTGGAAAGGAAGCCATAGCGGGGAAGAAGCAAGATATAGAGTTCGTGCATTCTGGTTCTTTCCTGTTAGACGAAATACTTGGTGGAGGATGGGCAAAGGGACGTATTGTGGAAGCTTACGGAGGCTTTTCTTCCGGTAAGACAAGCATAGCTTTCCATCTTGCTACCGAAATCCAAAAACAAGGAATGGCGGTAGGGTATCTTGATACAGAAAATGCAGTTGATCCGAAATACATGGGAGCTATCGGCGTAGACCTTTCTCCTGACAAATTCATTCTTTCTCAACCTTCCACAGCAGAGGAAACGTTAGAAATAGCAAAGGAAATGTGCAACGAACCTTCTATTGGACTTGTTGTGATTGATTCTATTGCAGGGCTGGTCCCTACTGCTCTTTTGAATGGAGAGGCAGGGGATGCCCATATAGGTCTTACAGCAAGGCTTTTAAGCTCACAAGTAAATATCTTGAAAAACATCTGCAAGCAGACAGGGTGCATTTTATTCTGCATCAACCAGATCAGATCAAACATAGGCGGGTATGGAAATGCAACCACTACTCCAGGAGGATTTGCCATACCTTTCTATGCAAGTCAAAGGGTTGAACTTGCCCGTGTAGGTTCTGATAAGGAGGGTGAAGTGTCCGTTGCCAACAAAGTGAAGATCACATGCAGGAAAAACAAAGTTGCACCACCTATGAAAACTTGTAATATTGTTATCCGTTTTGGTGTAGGTATTGACAAGGTGATGGAAATGCTTAACATGGGATTGGACTTGGGTGTGCTCACAAAGAAAGGAACGTACATCTATTATGGGGAAGAAAAGATAGGATTCGGATTCCCTGCTGCAAGAAAAAAGCTGATCAAAGAAATGGAACTTTTTGACAAGATCAAAAAAGATGTTCTTTCAGAGTTCAGAAAGAAAGAAGTAACATTTGAAAACAAGGGGGTGGAAGATGAAACCGGTCAAGATTGAAGCAACAAATTTTGTGTCATTCGAGCATTTTGAATACACATTCCAAGATGGGGTAACTGCACTTGTGGGATTGAATAAAACAGACGACAATCAAGGTAGTAACGGTAGTGGTAAAGCGTTGACGATGGATTCCGATATTCTTACCCCTAATGGGTTTGTAAAAATGAGGAATATCAAAGTAGGAGACATTATCCTTCATCCTTCCGGTGCTTATCAAGTAGTAAGGGCAATTCCGTTCCATGATATAGATATTGCATACAAGATTACTTTTTCTGACGGTACGGAAGTAAAATGCAATAAAGAGCATTTATGGAAAGTGAGAACAAACCAAAGCGAAGAATGGTCTGTAATTTCGCTTGGCAAGATCATGGAAAGAAGCAAAGATGAAGAAGTGTTTTTTGAAGTTCCCGGTTGCTTTGGCAGACCGTCTAAAAAAATGGTTTCTTTTACCTGTATGGGTGAGGAAGAGCAACAATGTATTACCGTTTCGGGAGAGGACGGAATGTTTATCACGAACAACTACACGCCTACTCACAATTCTTCCATGCAACAGGCAGTTTATTTTGCCATAACAGGTAACAACTACCGGAGCAGTATTGACAAGAAACTGATTAGAAACGGTGAGAAGGAAGCAAAAGTATTACTTGATATAGAATGTCCCATAAGGAAAGAAACTCTCCATATTGAGCGCATTTTGCCCTTAAAAGGAAGTAGCCGCCTTAATGTGTCGTTGAATGGAGAACAGGTCAGTCTTGCTACTGTAAAAGACGGCAACAACTATATCCTTTCATGGATGGGTATTTCACCGGAAGATTTGAAAAGCTATTTTCTTATCTGTAAAGAATATTACAAGTCGTTCTTTAAAAGTTCCAATACGGACAAATTGGCTCTCATAAGTCGTTTTATCAATTATGACTTCTTGGATGGCAGTAAGGATATTATACAAAAGGAACTGGACGAAATTTCATCTAAGAAATCAGTTATCCAAAGCAAAAGAGATCGTGCGGAAGGGAGTGTAGAAGCATTGCGGCAAATGATAGAGGATGCCGTTAATTTCGACTTCGAAGCGGATCGAAAGGAAAGGATCGAAAGGGTGGAAAGTAAAATCAAGTCTTTAAAAGAAGATATTGATTCTGCTAAATACAATATTGACTATAACAAGAAAAACATTGACAAAGGAAAGAAAACACTTGAAGTCTTGGAAGAAGAACTTCGAGAAGCCGAAGAAAAGAAAAAGAAACTTCCTTCTACTAAGGAAATAGAAGATGTGATTGAATCCGTCAAAAAAGAACTTGGAAAAGCCAAAGAAGATCAGAATGAGATTTTGGAAACAAAAGAAGAGCTTTTGAAAATCCATGACGAACTGAAAGTGTCTCTTCGGAAAGTTCTTGTAAACCTTTCTGGGACGATTACATGCCCGAAATGCAAGCACAAATTCCTCACATTACAGGATACCACACTTGAAAAGGAAGAAAAGAAAAAGGAGAAAATAGGGAAACAGGAAAAGGAAGTTGTCGGAGAGATAACATCTTTGGATGAATCCCTAAAGGAATACGAAGACCTTATTTCTTCTTTCATTCAAGTGAAAAACGAACAGGAGGATGAACTTGACAAAATCCGGGAAGTGGGTAAAGAAATTTCATCTGCTATCTATAAGGTCACAAGCGAAATAGAATCTGCAAAGTCCAACATCTCCATTCTTGAAAAGAGAAATGAAGGACTTTTGGAGAGCATAGCTTCCTATAAAGAGGATGTAAAACGCTTGGAAAAGCAGATAAAGGAAATTGAGAAGGAAGTGCCTTCTTCTATTGACACATCCTCACAGGAAAAGCAGATAAAGGAAATGACGGTCACTATTGCAGGATATGACAAAGAAATGTCGGAATTGGAAAACGAAATGTTCCGTAAGAAGGAATGGATAGGAAGGTTCAAATCATTCAAGATGTACCTTGCCCTTGAACAGTTAAAGAATATTCAGCTTCGGGCAAACAATATCCTGAAAGCAGAAAACAGCGATCTTAGGATCGTCATAGAAGGATTTAAGACGAAAGCTGACGGGGACATCAAAGAAGAGATAGCACCTTATGTAGTTCGGGATGAACCGGAAAATTTCTGGTATTATAGTGGTGGAGAACGTGCAAGAGTGGAAATTGCTCTGATTATAGCCATACAAGGGATGATAAACGAAACGAACAAATGGGGAGGACTGCAATTCCTTTCTATTGATGAAATTACGGAAGGACTGTCTAAAGAAAGTCTATATGACGTGATAGAAGCGTTAGAGTTTATTCAGTTCCCTATACTTGTCACAACCCATATTTCGAATGAAAATGCTTCATGCAAAACACTCAAAATAATTAAGGAGAACGGCATAAGCCGTGTAGAGAAATGAGCAAAGAAACAGAATTGAAATTTTACATAGGGATAGATAACGGTGTGACCGGTTCTATAGGCATAGTAGGGAAAGAACTGACCTATTATGAGTTCATGGAAACGCCCGTCACATTCGAGCAGGATTACACAAAAGCAAAGAAGAATGTGTCAAGAGTGAACGTAACGGCACTTGCCGAAATAATTTCTGCGTTGAAAGAATACGGACTATGCGTGGCTATCTTGGAACGTCCCATGAAAAATCCGGCAAGGTTTGATGCCACATGTTCCGCTATGCGGGCTTTGGAAGCAGAACTTACCGTATTGGAGCTTTATGATGTTCCTTATATGTTTATAGATTCCAAAGAGTGGCAAAAAGAAATGCTACCTAAAGGGATTGCAGGAACTAAAGAATTGAAAAAGGCATCTCTTGATATAGGCAAAAGGTTGTTCCCTGATGTTAAGGATAAACACCCCGATAGAGACGGAATTTTGATAGCGGAATACGCAAGAAGGAAATGTATTCTCTAAACAATCAACAGAAGGAAAGCGAGAAAATGTAAGAATATATTTTGACATGTAAGAATAAACTATTACATTTGCCACATCAAAAAGTAACAAACAAAACTATAAGACAATGGCTAATCAGAAGTATTTTAACATTTTTGTACTTTCCTTCCTTGATAGGATTGAAGGGATTGAGCACGATTTGAGTTATCTCAAAAGGAATACAAGTAATAAAAGCGGGATTGAATCTGTGGAAGAATCCCTTCGTATTTTGAAAGATAAAATCAAAGATTTACAACATGATAAGAATTTTTTGCGAGAACGAGAATTGTTCCAGAAAGGGAGTGAGATCACCGATTGCGAATCCTAAGTATGTGTTTCGTGACGGGAAACTTATTCCTATGAACATTCCAGTTTGTCCTGAATGCGGAAAACAAATGTCCTATGAAGAAGAAAAGAGCACAGAAATGCCTAATCTTTCAATAGGCGAGTTTAAAATGATGCCTGATTCTGACAAGAAAAAGGTATTGAAGGAAAGATCTAAGGCACTTTCCAAAAAGGACAACAGCGAAGACAAGATACGTCACTACAAGGAAAAAGCAATCAGAAACATGTTGAACGTAAAGATATAAGGAAAGATGGAAAATCTATTGTATAAAAACGTAAAGTATATCCATAGGGTAACAAAAAGGAATACTCTTGTGATAATCAATACAAAGGGAGAAATAGAAAGATGTTTATCTCTTACAAATTTTAAAGGGAAATCAAGAGACTTTTTTATGAATGAAGCAGAAGGATACGATGTTACCAGTACAGTAAACAAAACAAATCTTTCCTCCTATTCGGAAGCTACCGTAGAAAAGTTTGTAGAAGAAAGCGATCATATATCTATAGCCTTCGGGCATGACAATTTTATTCTATTTAGAAATGTATTGAAACCTCATGAACGCAGCGAATGATTGTATTCTTGACAAAGCAGTGGGAAAGATGCTTGTTCTTCCTACTGGTGAAGAAGTTGAAGTGAGGTCTATCAATGTTGGACGGGATTACCGAAGTATAGAGATAGACATTTTGAAAAACGGAAAGTTGAAATCTATCCGAATGGGCATCACAGGGTTTTTAAAAACAGCAATTTTAAAAGAGAAATGAAAAAGAATGTGATATTAGCTATTTGCCTTTCTGCCTGCCTTTCTATAGGGTTGGGAGGCTGCAAGAGCCGTGTTTCCTCAAAAACGGACTACACCTTTACCCTAAAGGATTCTTTTGTCTGGGAAAGGGAGATGACGGATAGTCTTGTGAAAATCCCCTATTCTATCGTCAATATGGTAGTCAACCCTTCGAAAATGGAAGATGGGGAGAAGAAAGAAACAAGCAAAGGGCAAGCTAACCTTTCCATAGAAAAGAAAGGAGACACCATTTTCATAGAAGCATCTTGTGATAGTCTTGAATTGGTAGTGAAAAGCCTTAGAGAAAGACTGTCAAAAGTATCGCATGAAAATGGAGTATTAAAAGAGCAAGTGAAAGCTGTTCCTAACAAGATGCTTTATCTTTTGGGAGGGATCGCGATAGGAGCTTTCACTATTCTTATAGCATTGATTATTTTACTTAAAACATCAAAAATACTTTAAATATGCTTATACACCAGAAAGAACTGGAAGAAAAAATTGTAGAAGCCAATCGGCTTTACAGAGAAGGGAATCCTATCATGTCTGACAAGGAGTATGACAGTATGAAGGAAGGATTGGAAAAGTATTTCCCGGACAGCGATATTCTAAAAAAGTCTATCGTTGAAGAAAGTGTAAAAGGGGATCGTATGGAGAAACTTCCTTATCCTATGTTTTCTTTGGAAAAGGTCAAGACGGTGGACGAGATTGTAAGATGGACAAAGGACGTATGGGGATTGTCGTCCAATGACCGTATTGTGATTACCCCTAAATATGATGGTATTTCTTTGCTGGTGGACGAAACAACAAATGATTGCTGGACAAGGGGAGATGGCACGGAAGGACAGAATAGTAGGGATCATTACCGTTATGTAAATCATGGAAATCCTATGAACAAAAAGGGGTGTTTTACTTTTGGAGAAGCAATTATCCCTATCGGTATGTTCTTGAAAAACGTAAAACCTCTTGGGTACAAGAGCGCAAGGAATGCCGTTGCCGGCGCATTCAATGCAGATGATTTCAATGCACAAGTTCTTGGCAATACCGCTTATGTAAGATATGGTATTATGGATTCCGACAGGGATAAGTCTATGCAGCTTGCAGAGCTTTACAATGACTACGATCCTTATGCTACACAGTATTGGGTAACTTCTGCCGGCGTGTTCGATGATGAGAAAACAGCCCTCACCTATCTAAACGATTTGTTTGAATCAATCAAGAATTTTAAATGTGACGGTCTTGTAATTGAAGTTGACAACAAGAAAAAGAGAGATGGCCTCGGACGGTTGCCTAATGGGAATCCGCGTTACGCTATTGCTTATAAGAATCCTGATTGGCAAGAACGATACACGACAAAAGTTCAAAAAATAGAATGGAGTATTTCAAAGGATGGCAAGTCAAAACCTGTAATTGTTTTTGATCCAGTGGAATTTGACGGAGCGACTGTTTCACGATGCACCGGATATAACGCTAAATATATTACGGACAATCATATTTCACCAAATGCCTATATCGTTGTGTCAAGAAGCGGAGATGTAATCCCTAAGCATTTGGAAACGGTCGGTTACAGTGTGGAGCTTTTTCGTGAAATGTGCGATGGTATGATGATTTGTCCTTCTTGTGGAGAACTATTAAAATGGGACGAAACGCTTACAGATATTGTTTGTATCAATCCTGATTGCAAAGAAAAGAAAATAAAACAGATCACTTATTTCTTTGCAACGCTTGAAACGGAAGAAATGCAAGAAGCCACTATCAGAAAATTCTATGAAGGAGGACTTGATAGTGTGGAAAAGATTGTGAATGCAAGCGAAAAGGAATTGTCTCAAATAGAAGGAATAGGAGCGAAATTGTCCAAAAAGTTACGTAAGCAGTTTGATTCCTACGCAGAAAATGGAGTTCCATTTGCAAAACTTCTTTCTGCCTATAATGTTTTCGGTGGCGTTATAGGAGAGAAAACATGCCAGATGATTTTTGATTCTTTGTCGGATGAAGATATTGATACTATTTTTAAAGAAGGTAAAGCTCCTATGAAATCTTTGCTTGCTGTTCCTGGAGTTGCAGAAACAACTGCAAAGATTTTTAATAATGGTATCGGAATTTTCTTTAATATCATTGAAGATTCACCTTTCCCTATTTCTTATATAAAGAACAATACTGTTCTTGCAGACAATCCCGAATCTGTATGTTTTACAGGATTCAGAAATAAAGAATGGGAAGAAAGATTATCCAAAGAAGGACACAAGGTTGTTTCAGGAGTGTCAAAGAACACGACCATCCTTGTAACAAAAGACAAAGAAAGTTCTTCTTCAAAAGTGAAGAAAGCAAAAGAGCTTTCCATTCCTATTTTGACACCGGAAGAGTTTGGAACAAAGATGGGATGGAAAGAGAAGTAGAAGATTGGATTGGTGACTTCGAAGATGAAGAAGCCTACGATCCTAACGACGATGATCAGTTTGAATAGATAACTTGACACATTGCTTTATGAGTAAGATTTACAAGGAGATAACCTTCAACTTCACAAAAGCATTGAATAAATTGGAGCTAAGGACAAGTGCCAGAAGTTTCATCTCCATGCGTAAAGCGGAGAAGGTTATCTCCCTACTTTTTGAGATCATATTTGATAAACTGGAAAGAGACGGAAAAGTAAACATAAGAGGATTTTGCATTATCAAGAAAATCAAATGTAAAGAAGGAAAGCATTATTTTGAATTTATAGACAATAGAAAGAAATGACATGTACTACTATAGAGAAAAGGACTATTGGTATTTCGGTGTTTTGGAAAAATCAGTTTACAAGAACCTTAAATTGATTTCCTCCTTTAAACGCAACGCTACCAATAAGGAAATATACATAAAATCCGATCCGGCAAAAGATTTCCTTTTAAAAGAATTTGTTTCCGACAACGAAATAGAAGAAGCTAATCCTCTTTTAATAGTTCGTCCCGGCTGCAAAGCTGAAATAAAGCCTTACAAGGAACTTTTATCCCGAAAGGATATAGAACTATTGATAGAGAATCTTCCTCTTTTAAAAAAGCCGAGAAGCTATCAAATGGACTATTTGCATTATGCAGTCAATCATGGAAACCATATAAATGGGTCAAGCTGTGGGGTCGGGAAAACGCTTTGCTCTATTTTCTATGCTGAAATGCTTGATCTTTTCCCTTGTATGGTAGTCTGTCCGGCTTCTGTAAAATCCGGTTGGTTAAGAGAGTGGAAAGAAACGAACCCAGATAGACGGGTATCTATCATTTCCACATCTTCCCCACCGGAAGATTTTGAAGCGGACGTAATAGTGATAAACTATGACATACTTGGGAAAAGGGTCACAAAAGAAAACGGTAAAACATCTCTTGAAATAAGATTGGATGGAATGAAAAAGAAATCATTCTCCCTTGTGATAGCAGACGAAATCCATTTTCTCAAAAACAGAAAGTCCATCAGAAGCAAGTCTTTCAAGAAACTGGCACATAAAGTTCCTTCTGTGATAGGGCTTACAGGAACACTTATCATGAACCGTCCGGCAGAGCTTCTAAATATCCTGATGTTAATAGAAAGGATAAAGGAAATTGCACCGGACGACCAGTATCATCATTATTTTTTTGAAAGGTACTGCAATATGAAGGAAACGAACTTTGGTATGGACATATCAGGAGCTTCCAATATCAAGGAACTGAACCTCCTTTTGAAAGAATCTTGCTATTTTCAAGTAAACAAAAGGGACGCACTGAAAGAGCTTCCCCCTATTTCGGAAAATGTTGTGGAATGCGAGATCACAAATAAAAGAGCCTATAAAAAGGCAAAGGGTGATCTTTTGCAGTTCATTGAAGATAAGTTTAAAGACGAAGAAAAGGTTGAAAAAGCTGCAAGGGCAGAGTTCCTTGTAAAACTCTCGACATTAAAGCAATTATCCTTAGAAGGAAAGATGAAAGCTATCAAAAAATGGGTGGAAGAGTGGATGGAAGCAAACGAAGAAGAGAAACTTTTGGTATTCGCTTCGCAATCCACAATCCTTACAAAGATAGCTGGAGAGTTTAAGGAAGGGCTTCTTATTACAGGAAGCACTACCACAAAGAAAAGGGATGAAATTTTACAGAAGTTCACCTTGGAAGAGGAAAGTAGGGTGCTTTTTGCGAATATAGGCTGTCTTGGTACTGGTGTAGACGGACTTCAAAAGGTCTGTTTCAATATGGCTATCTTAGAGCTTCCTCCACGTCCGAGCGACCTTGTGCAGGTTATAGGAAGATTGGAAAGAAGCGGACAGGAGAATCCAGTTACAATTCAATACCTGTTATCGCCGGAAACGATTGACAAGGACTTGTGGGAGATGCTAAAAGGGAAGAAAGATGTTACGGACATGTTAAACAAAGGATTCCAGGACGATACCAGTCTTATGATCCTTCAAAAGTATAAGAATGAGCGATAAACGAAAGGGAACACGGATCATTGAGGTTTGGACGGATGGAAGTTGCAATGCTAACCATCCCAAAAAACTGGGAGGTTCTGCCGTTTACATCAAATGGAAAGACAAGGAATATCATATAACCAAAGGACGTTCCTATACTACGACAGGAAGAAGAGAAACGGAAGCAATTCTTCTTGCACTTCGAGCGATAAAAAAGAATTTGAATGTGAAGGCAACCTTCTATATCGACAGCCAGTATGTTGCCAATCAGTTTCGTCACAAGTTCCTAGATTGGGCAAGGGAGAACCTTCATGTAGAAAACCAGGATTTGTGGGATGCTATATTTTCGGAAATGTTGTTACATAGGAAACTCCGTGTTTCCGTAAAATGGATAAGAAGTCACCAGAAAGACTATAGTGATCCTATTGTATGCGGTAATTTCATTGCAGACTATATGGCTAATTACAAAAATTTTAAAGAGTATGAAAAAGAAAATCATTTACAATAACTTGATCCCCTTTAAGGGGTTTGTATCAATCACTCTATTTCCTTTCATCTTTGCAAGGAAGGAATATGAACCTTTAGGGATGAGAACAATCATACATGAGAATATCCATCTAAGGCAGCAGAAAGAGATGCTTATAGTATTCTTCTATTTATGGTATGTGATTGAATGGATTGTAAGATTAATTCAATACAAAGATTCCCATGAGGCTTACAGAAACATTTCTTTTGAGCGAGAAGCATACAACAATGAATATGATGATGAATATTTGGACGTAAGGAAACCTTACGAATGGATTCATTATTTAAAAGGGTGACAGAAACAAACGAAAAGAAGATGTTATGAAATGGAGCAAATATCAGTTGGACATTTTTGATGCTTACGAAAATACCAACAAAAACATAGTGATTGATGCAACTGCCGGTTCTGGCAAAAGCAGAACGCTCAAAGAGTTATGTAATCGTACGCCAGAAAACAAGTCTTGTCTTTTTATGGCGTTCAACAAGAGCATAGCGGAAGAATTAAGATCGAAACTCCCTTATTATGTCGATTGCTATACTTTCCATGCGCTTGGACTTCGTACAATGATGAAAAATTTCCGGTTCAAAGCAAAAGTGAATGACGGCAAATGTTTCAAACTCTGCACGAAGCTGTTCCAATACAAAAAGATGGAATTTAAAGAAAGAATGAAGTATTTCTTTGCACTCCAGACATTGTGGGAACAAACAAGACTGTCTCTTTGCAAGATAAATGAAGAAAACATTGTTCCTATTACGATAGAATTTGATCTGGATTACGAAGAAGAAATGATTCCCGACCTTCTTGAAATTGAAAAGGCATGGAGAAATGATTGTACAAGGATAAACAACAATCTTGCTTTTGAAATAGATTTTGTGGATATGCTTTGGATTCCTTACACATTTTTAGAGCCGGAAAGTTTTCCGAAATACAATGTTGTGATGGTTGATGAGGCAAACGATACCTTTCTATTACAAAAAGAAATCATGCAAAATTTAATAAAGGCAAGAGGCAGATTCATTGCTGTAGGAGATAAAAAACAGATAATTTATTCCTTCATGGGTAGCGACTTGAATGTGTTTAATTCCTTAAAAAATGGTCCCAACACGATTACACTTCCTCTTTCTGTCACATACAGATGCAGCAAAAGGATAGTCGAAGAAGCTAATAAGGTATTCCCTGGGACGGAATGTGCGGAAGGAGCAAAAGAAGGTGTTGTCAGAAAAGGTGAGCTAAGCGAAGCCGCCAACGGAGATTTTGTTTTGTGCCGGAATAACCTTCCTTTAGTGGTAGCTTTCCTGCAACTCCTTAGAGAAGGAAAGAAATCATCTATAATGGGACGTGATTTTGGGGAAAATATTTGCCGTCTGATGGAAAATCAAACCAGTCTTGATGATATGTATCTTCTATTGGACGACAAAGAACAAAAACTCATAGAAAAAGGCATTGCGCCTGCCTCTGTAAAAAACCATCCGTCTTATACTTCTTTGGAAGAAAAAGTGAAGATTGTGGAATTGCTATACGAATCGCATCAAGGAAATTTCTCTTCCTTAAAGGAAAAGGTTAGGAACATTTTCTCTGAAGACAAAAAAGGTATCATCCTATCCACTATTCATAAGAGCAAAGGGCTGGAAGCTAACCGTGTTTTCTTTTTGAACCCGGAACTGCTTCCATCCAAATATGCAAAGACACCTAAAGCATTGTACGCGGAAGAGTGTCTTAAATTTGTGGCAATCACAAGAGCAAAAGACGAACTGGTTTATTGTCATGTTAATGCGGATATTAACCTCCATAAGTAACAAAACATCACAAGGTGGAAAGTGGCAGGAATATTACTTTTAACAAGTATTTACACTTTCCACCTTGTGATGTAATAATATATTCTTACATTTGCAGCATTAAAAGCAACAATTAAATTTTTAGATTATGGGAATATGTGGATGGATTTGTATAACAATCATGTTTATTGTAGCGTGTTTCACGGCTAATTCAATGTTTGATAGTTACATTTATTTTAAGAGTGAAAATTTTGAAAAAGAAGATGAAGAAAAAGAAGACTAAACTGTACATCATTGTACCTCATGAGAACGGAAATGTAACCCTTTTTTCGGCTGACAAAATAGAAGAACTTGTTCCTTTCCTTCCTTCGATGGAAGCGATAAAAACAAACGTAGAACTTCAAGTGGCAAAATGGGAAAGAGATCATTCCTACAAGCCGCAACCGCTTACACTTAGTGTTCCTTTGGATATTTTCCTAAAAGTGAAAACTATTACAGGTGGAAAATGGAATGAAATACCTATCAATCAAGGGTGCAATGGTGTTCCTTCGGTAATTTTAATTCCCAGCAAGGAGAAAACAGAGGAAGATGAACATAGTTGATGGGGTTGTAGGGAATACTTTCATTGCTATAGACAGCGAAAAGCAAGCAATGAGATGTGATCAGATTCAAGAAGAAGGAAAGCTCGCGTTGACTGTTTCTTTGAAAAACACTCATAAGTTTGGAAGAAGTCTTTCGGAAGCTGTAAAATATGATTACTCCCACGTAGTGGAATGTGTTTTAAACACAGGCGACAGCTTTAGAGCCACAAGCGGACTTCTTTTAATGGATATGTGGGGAGACTGGATCACAGTTCTAAGATCGGAAGGGGTACCGCTATTTTCCTATGATTTTTCCGAAGATAGTAAGCAAGCAAAAGACTTCCTTTTTATAGAAAAGGTAAACTTCCTTCCGCTACCGGAAATTATTTTTAATCTTAAAACAGACGACCCTTCCCAAAACTTCGTTGTTCTCCCAAAGGGAAGCAACGGATGTGATTACACAAAAGGGATAGTGGTTCAATCGTTATTTAAACAGTAATAACATGTATTTTGAATCAGTTGTAAATTATTGGACGGATAACCCGGACGGTTTCAAACCTCCAAGAATCCAAGTAAAGAGACATCTTCTTGTTAGAGGTTACACCTATACAGAAGCAGAAGCAGTATCCGTAGAATGGGGAACGAAAGAAACAGAGGAAGAAATCAAAATATCACCCATTAAGGAGCTATCCCTTTACACAGTGGTAGAAGACGATCCTGATGGCAAATTCTTTAAAGTTGATGTACTTTACCCGGAAGAGACACCTAAAGGGAAAATCAGAATGCAAAAGGTCTCTTTGATGGTTCAATCCGCGTCAGACGTGGAAGCGATCAAGATCGTAAAGAAATATTTCGATTTTCTTCCCACAAGAGATGAATTAGTAATTAAAGCTGTTACATTAACGGAAATCGAAGAATATCTTAAAACAGACGAAGGTGATTATATACCACTTTACACAAAAAGCGTAAAATAATATACATTTATACGAAAATCCGTACTGGGTTCCACCAAAACCCTCTACCTTTTGGTAACATAGTTACATCAAAGGATTCTTTTTCTGATTTTCTAATGATGTTAAAAGCACCATTGATATCAGCATTAATAATACTACCAGAAGAAGTTTTAAACAATCCTCGTTTGATCCTTCTTCCTTCGTAGGATTCATGTTTACAAATCCGTTCATTATCTAAAAAGCTACATTTTGAAGTATAAGATTCTTCAACGATCTTAACATTAATACCTTCTAATGTCGCTTTATACGATACCATACTGATAAACATATTAAAAGGAATAGATACAAAGTTTTGATTATTTCGTTTTCCGATATTGATCTCTTGTTTCCAGCATTTGTTATGACCGATTATGATCGTGTTAATACCCTTGGAAACTACGTGATTAATCAATATCCTACTTGCCTTATGAAGATAATCCTTGATCTTGTTATTCCTTTTGTTGGTTAATGACCTGATTTGTTTTGAAGTATGTTTATTATCTTTTAATTTTGATTTTAAGTATGCTAATCTTTTATTATAATACTGGTTGATAGACTTCAGCGGTCTACCATTGATGATAAAACAAGAACCGTTGTTGGATACACAAGATGCTAAATTATCTAATCCTATGTCGATACCAAGATAAGATCCATTATCTGACATAAGATTCTTTTCCTTCTTGTTGTAAATTATTTCAAGAACAATATACCCATTCTTAGGAATGAACCTAAGTTGTTGAATATTTTGTTTATTGGTTCTTGTTGTAAAAGAAAACTGTTTTGGTAACTTAACAACACCTTGTTTTATCCATTTTTGAGAAAAAGCGATTGTTGTAAAAACGGCAGTAAACAAACCATTTTTATTAAGATACTTAGGTATTCTAACAAATTCAGAATACTCACCTCTATTCTTTTTATTTAAAAGACTGAAGAAAGATTTGAAGTTTCTATCAACCATCATCAACACTTGTTGAGCAACTGGTGCTGGTAAAGAACGATAGTCGACATCATTTCCTGTCCTTAATTTCTTTTCAAGAGAATAGTAGTTGAGATATTTGTACTTTACGGTGTTATCATCTTTGTATTGGAAGTAATGCTGCCTAACAACATATAATCCTTTATTGTATAAATTTTTACACTTATACAATAGGTCATAAAGTTCATTGTAATAAACAGAACTTGGCTTGATTATATGTTGCTCAACTAATTTCATGGCACAAATGTAAGAATTTTATTTATATATAAAAACAATTTCTTACATTTGTGGTGTAAAGTTGTATATAATCACCATGGCTTATAAACGAGAATAATATGAATTTGACGACAATAATACTTTCAATTATAGTAGCACTCCTACTGGTTGCTGTTATCATCCTTTGGTTCAGGGTCAGGAATTTAAAAAATCATTTGCTTTATATCGATTCCAGAATTGATTCTGTAAGGCTTAATTACCTACTGGGATTAAGAAACAATTTGATATCATCAGAAAGATTTGAAGATGTAGGGCGCATCAATTCCTTGATAAAAGACGAGTTTGGTATAGAAGATTTTGAAAATTTTTCAATAGATGATTTGATTGAAATATTATAAATTTAATTGATTATGGAAATAAAAGTAAAAAGAATTACACCTATTGATTATCCATACACAATAGGAAAAATGTATATTGATGGAGATTATTTTTGCGATACTTTAGAGGATCGAGTAAGAGACATCAATAAAAACGGAAAGTTTGACAATGGTGAAATAAAGATTGCCGGAAAGACAGCCATTCCTTATGGAAGATATCAGGTTGTTGTAAACATGTCTCCCAGATTTAAAAGGGAGCTTCCCAAACTTTTAAATGTCTCTAATTTCGATGGCATCTTGATTCACCGGGGGAACACAGCTTCCGACACTGCCGGCTGTATCCTTGTCGGTGAAAACAAAGTAAAAGGGAAAGTAATTAACTCAACCCCCTACGAACAAAAACTTGTTTCTATCTTGAAAGAAATTCAAAACAAAGGGGAGGAAATTTGGATAACAATTGAATAATATTTTCCTGTATAATGTGCAAAAGTATAAATTCGAGTTATTAACCTATTAACTGGAAAGGAGGTGAGAAAGAAAGACTATCCTAATTTATCATATCAACGAAATCTTTCACATAAAGGAGGAAGCCGAAAATCCTTAATAGAGTAGGCATTTAACATTCTCGTTGTTAGTAAATTACGTTAATTATGAAAGGGAGCTTTGAACTCAAACAATCAAGTCGGTTCTCTGCTCCCTTTCTCTTTGTTTAAACAAAATATTTAAAAGTATGCATAACGAAAAGAAGAGTATTCCAATTTTTACCTTTCCTACAGAAAAACCAAAAGAAACAATGCCTTTTCAAAAGGACACAACAAAAGTAATAACAATTCCCAAAGATTCAAAATACCCTGAGCTTCATGGAGAGTTGTTTTTAGGATAGGATGCTTTAATCATAAGCTCTGAAAACCGTTTTCCTGTTTGGAAGGATGGAAGGGTCAAACCTTGCTTTCAGTCTAAACAGGATTTCTTTTTGCAGTGTTGTTTCTTGCATTTTCATTTTTATCCTTGTTCCTCTGTAATCACACAATATCCATTCTTGACCTTCCCTTTTTAAAAGAGACAGGCTTGCCCTTAGTCCTGTGTTCACAAGAAAAACCTTTACAGAGGGACTTATTTTTACCTTTCCTCCTTTTTCTATTCTTGCAAGATACCTTTTAAGTTCCGGTAGCAACTTCTTTCTTCCGTCATTCTCCCGGTTCTGTCCTTCCAAAAGTTTTATCCCTCTTTCCAGCCATTGTAATTTCCTTCCTATTTCGTCCTCTTCCATTTCCCTTAGTTTGGACTTTATGTTTCTATCTGTAATGGGTGTAATGGGTAGTCCTCCCCAATAGAAACCGTTTTTAGGACAAAGCTCATTGAACCTTTTTACACGGTTTAGATACACGTTTATTTTCCTGTCCTTAATAGTCATACCCTATTTCAGTTTAAGAGCTTTCAAGCGTTCTTTTACAGATAATTTCACTTCATCATCCAAATAGGTAGCCTCCTGTACTTCATAAGGTGACATTTCATCCAGGAACTTTTGGTTCTGATGCTCAAGTTCGTCCCAATTGGCAGCACGGATCAGATCGCCTGGCAGCATGATTTTTTCTCTTCCAAGTATCATCTTGTTGAAGCCGTTGAAGTCCTTATAATAGCTTGTAGCAAGCTGGTGAACTAAGACCGTAGGATCAAGACCGGATTTGGCAGCGACAAGACCGATTATAATCGAATTGACGGGAAGTGTACGGAACACACGTGAAACGTTTTCTTGTCCATGCAATGTGGCCGTAATATCTATCTTTCCATCCACAGTCAGCTTTAGTTCGTTTCCCTTTACTTCTTTCCTGGCTTGTTCAAGCATATTTCTTATTTCCCTTTCAAAGATCAATGCCTTGTCCTCTAAGCCTTCTTCCAGATATTTATGATATCTTCCCTGTAGGTCTATGATAATGGAGTTGATGATTTGCAGTCTCCCGGCTTCCGTTGCGACCTTGTATTGATTAGACGAAGCAAGAAACACTGCACGCTTGCTTTCTATTTCCGCTTTTTTTCTTGCAAAGATGGACAGAAGTTCCTTTTGTGTCAGGTTGATTTTCTTTTCCTGTTTTAGGATTTTCTGGACATCTTCAACGCCGTTCATTTCCCCAAATAGTTTCACAATATAGGAAAGGATATCAGGCGTAACAGACGAAAGCATTTCTTTTCGGTAAATGTCATTGAAAACAGCTTTTTTTGCCCTTATATCCTCTATGAGAGGTATTATATATATTTCCTTTTGCCGTTGTGCCTTTTCTGCTGCTGCTTTCGTCCCTCCATGCCGGATAACAAAACCTTTTGCGGAATAACTTTTAAGATCGGCCGTAAACTCTTCCCCCTGACTACCTTCAAAAACAAAAAACCTTTTGGACGATTCCGACAATGCTCTTTCTGCCATTTCAAGCGCGACAAAAGCGTCTTTTAACTCTTTAGAGGCTGTTTGTATTACCTCTGGCGCGTTCTCTATTATTTCCAAAAAGTCTTTTTGTCCTATTTGGGGAAATGACTTTAGTTCCTGATTAATTTTCTGTTTCTTCATTGTCTATATCCTCCAGATTTGATTTTATAATTTCCGCACTATTGAACTGAAAGCATTCCGATTTATCCAAATAGGGACATTCATTTATAAATTTGCAACCTTCACACCTAATAGAAGTCTTATTAACAGACTTTTGTAACTTCATATTAATAAATTTTTAATGTTTTGTTTCCAGCAAAGTTACAACAAAAGAGATACAAAAACAAGTCCCTGTCTATACATCACGTACTGGCAGGGACAACAACTAAACTAATTACTAAATACTAATAATAACATAAACTAACATTACGACAAATATGGTTTTCTACTTTGTTAAGGTAAAGGTAGTTATTTTTACCGAACTTCCGGGTAAAATACCATTTGTTTTAATTGATACATTTTTAACCTTTTCCCGTTCTCCATTTTATACCCTACATATACCAATTTGTATATGAACTGGTAAAAGTTACCCGGCAAGAACTTTTGTTTTTGAGGTTTTAATATGTTTTTGACAAAATAACCCTTATAGAAAAAACCTTGTATTCTTTCTGAATCGCTAAACAAAAGTGTTTTCACAATATCTGTTTTTTTATCCAGATAGAAACAATACTCACATGTACTATACTTCCATGTAGTAAACTTTACTCCATCTTTAGAAACATAGTGTAAAGTCTTACCTTTCCTTGTGTCCATGTATTTTACATTTCTTTCAAAATGCTTTGTAAAATATTTTCTCCATCAAACTGACATTCTCGCTTTTCTCCGTCATTAAAGAAAACAACGATTTTCCCTATTTTATCATACAAAACAATACTTGCTATACCTTTTTCCGTTCCTATATCTCCGTTTACAGTGTATGTCATAGAATCTAAATCAAGGGAAACAAGTTCTAACATATCGTCTGTATATTGCACAATAGGCTTTGTTTCCTTTGGCTGCACAGAATTATTCCTTTCTGTCTGCTTTGTTTTGTCTTTTTCCTTGCCGCAATTATCTAAAGAAACATTGTTGTTGCTTTGTTCAGAAATAGCATCAATTTCTATTTTAGTTAGTTTATCCGGTTTGATAGTGACAATACTATATTTATCAAAATATTTATCACTATCCTGTGCACTTATACAAAAGCATGTATCAACCGCTTTCGTCTCGAAAGATAGTTTTATTTCGTCAAAATATAAATTGCCGTTCCAATCGTCTAAACATTTTAAAACATCATTAAATCTATAAAAATAATTGCCTGAAAACTCACTACTTTCTTTTAGTTCAAAAGAAAATTCAGAAAATTTGTAATCATTATCTATATTGTACGCTTCGTTGCATGTAACAACTTTTATTTCCTTTGATCCTTTGATAACTTGAATCATAAAATAAACCAGACCAAAGTTTTTACATGCTTTTTGTTGTGTTTTAATACGATCTGCAAATGGTTTCACATCTTTCAAAGAAACATTCATTTCTTTATATAGTTCTGGATAAACAGATTTATAATTAAAGAATTTTTCTATCTTTTCAAAAGAATAAGACACTACTTTATCTGTAGCCGTGTTTTTTACTACAACTTTATACATTTCCTTGTCTTCGATAACTGTAAACTCACAGTTCCCCGCACCGATATTTTTAAGCACGTCAAACGGTATTAATATATCTTTAGTTTCGCCCAAAACATTTTTTAGCATTAACTTTTTTGCTTTCAATACAAAGCAATTCGTTACGTATATTGTACTATCTGTTAGCGACAAATGTACTGTATTTTCTGTGTATCTACCTGCAATGTCCTTTTTCTCTGTTTTTACAGATATCAAAGATTTAATATCTTCTTTGCTTAACTCTATTTCAAAAGAGGTCGATTCTTGCCCTTCTTTTACTTTTACTTCTTTGGTAAATTCTAATTTATCTTTTGCTCCAGATAGTTTTTTAAACCTTTCCAGATATTCAAACACTTTGATAATATCAAAACTGCATTTAAAATTCCCCTTTTCAATAGAAACAATGTTATCAGTAACACGGCAAAGGTAAGATATTGTGTATTTATTAAATGTATCTATATTTGAGTAATACGGTGATTTTTCCAAAGTTTTTACATACCGATCTGAAAAATAAGGGTTAACGCCTGTTAATTTACCTTCTTTTGTTGCTTCTACATTCTTTTCTATAAAAGAATAAATATCCTTTATCGTGTACGTTCCTGGAGCAGCATTTTTAAAAAGTTCCTGAAAATAAACCTTTGCAATGGCAAACAGTTCTACAAAAATATCCATAAATAAAGTGTCTGTATTATTAGTTGCTTTCATGATTTTTATATTTTTAAATTGTTGATAATTAGTTGTTGTTTGTTGTGTGGTTTGTCCAAAATAGAAATAGACAAGGTATTTATATTCTATCTTAAATTGATAAAGCACTTTGTGTTCAGTGCCCTTTATCTTCATTTAAGATATCAATATCTTCCGGCAATACATTTGTACAAATAAATTCATTAATCAAATCGGAAGGAATCTTTTTATAGCAATCCGAATAATTAAAACAAAGTTTGTTACTATGATCGTAAAAAATTACATTATTCCAGCTTATACCAAAAGAAACAACCGCTTTTTTTATTTCATACTCTTTTTGTGCTTTTGCAATGGCTTTGTTTCTTTCCTCTTCAATCTCTTTTAGTTCCTTTTGTTTTTGCTCTTCTTTTCTTGCTTTGTCCCTTAATTCCTTTTGCACCTTAGATGCGTAGCCTAATTGATACAAATTTTCCAATACTTCGCATTCTTTTTCTGGGAATTGCTTATATACACGGTCTTTTCCTTCTATTTTTAATTTGCCGCCATTTCTTTTCTCTATTTCCTGGATAGCTTCACTGGCTAAATTTTCCCAATTTTCGGCAACACCCAAACGAAAAACCAAATAATAAAACAAATCTTTGTTATCTGAAGCGTTACGCAAAATTTCAATTGCTTTCATATCAGAAATATTATACATTTCCGAAATTTCCCGGTCTGTTTTGCCTTCATTAATATGATAGCGAATATTGTCTATATACATAGGTTGCCCTAAATGGTTGCAAGTATGCAATTTTTCAAATATAGAAAGTTCAGGTTTAAAATAGGTGACAATGTCGCCTATCGCACCGGAAATAAAATCATAATAACGTCTGTTACCTTTTTTTATCTTAATGCTTCCAGTAAATGAAAAGGTTAAATGTCCATTTTTACACTCGTCATCTAATTTTATTAGATAATCAAATTCATAATTACCAGGATATAAAATTTGATTGCCTATTTTGAGATCTTCTCTAAGAAATTTATAAAACAATCCGGAAAAACCAATACGATTTACTAATACTTTATTTTCGTTGCTGTTAGCTATAGTTGTCATAATGTTTAATGCGTTTTGTCAAGGTTTGCGCACCTTGTTTAAAAATTAATTTAGTCTATTGTTTTGTTAATAAGTCAAAATTTGCACTTTATAACCGTCATTCCCGGAAAACTGATATATTTCGCTTGCTTCCTCTGTATATTCGCTTTCCGTTATGTCCGGACACCCTTCTACAATTCCGTCAAAAGAGTGGGTATTAAGTTCCTCGATAAATTCGGCACAATCTCCTTGTAACAGCGTTAAACCACTGCCACCGTTACCCAAAGTTGCCATAACAACGAAGTTTCCGTTTTTCAATTCTGTAGCAACAAATTCAATAACCTGTTCTTTCGTTTTCATATCTATATTATTTTACAAGATAATAATCATTTGAATATTTTAGAAAAGCTATTATATCGCTTTCCGTCCAAAATTCCGTTTGTTTCTATAATGTTTAGTTGTTATTAGTTCTTTTCTTTGATACAAATGTAATACTTTATTCTTACATAACAAGAGATTTTGAGTTAATAAAGGTTAATTTGCCTCTTTTTCTTTGTTTAGTTTGTTACTTTTTGGCAACCCTTCTACGTCAATATAAAGCACTGCCAAGAAAATAGGAAAAGAAAGAATAACATGTATAACGTTATCAGCTTCTAATGTCAAGCACATAAGAGCTAAAATTAAACTTGCCAAAAATATTCGAATAATAGAAAAAATCATTGCTTTCATATATTTGTTACTGTTTATCTGTTTTAATTATTGTATCGTTAACACTTATTTTTACTGTCTTTTTAAAGGAAATACCGCGCTTTGTTACTTCGTAGGGCGTAAATGTAAGTATTTCCCCCTTTTTGTCGTGCCCTGTTATCCTTCTACAATTTGCGCTGTTGCTTTCCCTTGCAAACTCTTTAGCTTTCTGGAGGGAGGCAAATTTTTTGCCTCCCACACTCCAATAATACACCCGTTTTCCCATGATTTAAAAATTATATTTTTCTTGTATGTAATTTGAAAGGTCGTACAAATCAATTCCAGAACTGTAAAATACCCTTTCAAATTTTTGTAAAGCTCTTTTACATGCGTTGTAACCTTCTTTCGTTCCTTCGAACTCTGCCTGAAAATCTTCAAAGGAATAGCAATTTATTGCTATCTGGCAATCCGAAAGAAACGAATAAAACATTTCGAAAATATCTATTTCTGTTTTATCGGTTTGTCCTGTTTCGAAATTATTCAAACTATCGAAAAAGTCAAAGCGTGCACTATCTTTTCCAAATTTGAACCTTACAATGTAGTGGTTGTGCGATTCCGGATATTTGCTATCCCACTTACAAATCTTTGTATTCGATAGGATACAAGTAAGTTCTATTTTCTTGTCGTTGTAATCCAATACCGCTCTTTTGCTATCACCGTTGTATATCATACAAGGCTGATCCTCAAATTTTTCGCTTTCCGTTTTTTCGATCAAACGGTAAACGTTACAATAACCAAGACCTGATACAATTAGGTATTTTGTTTCATACATTTGGAATAAATAGCATTTGTTATCCTCAAACCAAATTTCATACGAAATACCGTTATTATCAAAATGTGCCTTTGTGTCAATCTGGTATTCTTTTTCAAAAACACTTTCAGGAAAGGAAAGAGAGGTATCGATACCCTTTCCAAGTTCCGCGTAATCACATTTACATTCTTTGGTAGCTTTTTGCAAATTTGTACGCTTACCTGTTACAAAACCATTTAAACGATAAATTGCCTTAACGTTGCTTACTAAATTCTTTACTTGGTTTGCTGTTAATTTCTTTGCTTCCATGATTGTAATTATTTTAGTTGTTATTATTAGTTCTTTTCTTTGATACAAATGTAATACTTTATTCTTACATAACAAGAGATTTTGAGTTAATAAAGGTTAATATAGTAGGAAAATGAGTGTATTTATAATGATAGTTTGTTACTTGGTGTATCGAAATGTGCGAAATGATAGCGCGTTATCGCGCGAATGCAGCACTTTTCGAAAGAAAAAGCAGTATTACCCTACCAATTAAAAAGACCCCTATAAAAAGAGCTTAAAATAGCTTGATACACAAACAATTGAATATCAATAAATTAGCTAAAAAGTAGGAAAACTTGTGCAAGGGAATAGGAAAAGAGTATGCTATAGAATAGGAATAACCCTTATTTAGACTAAATCTAAATAAGGAAAAGCAAACCAGGAAAGCGTGCTATGAGTATATAAGCATTTTGTAAAAATAGGAATTATGTGTTACATGCAAAGGCAAATATATGTGCTTGTGAATATATATGTAGTCCGGGATATGGTTTGCAAATGTGCAGAGGTATATGTGTATTTTGTATGTGTAGTAGATTTATGTGTATGTATGTCCTCGCTACCTCGCACTCTCCTACTCTCAATCCTCCTCCCCAAATACCCTTATTTCTCATCTGTTTCTTCTGTCTATGCGGTTTTTGCTGTGTTTTTGCAAATTGGTTTTCCCCTGACATTGTTAGTTATCTTTTTGGGTATATGCTTATATCTCTTCCTTGGTGGTGTATAATGATTGTTTTTAAAATAGGTTCTATTCGCTGAAACGCGAATGTACGAACCTATTTTAGGAGCTATAAAAACCAGTTATAACCATTTTTCCTATATATAGTATATATACTATATATAGGAACTTTCAATGTATTATAACTATCTCATACGCTTGTGTAGTGATATGTATCTTGGAGTAGTATGTTCCTATGATTTAAATAGCTTCTATTTCCTCAAAACAAATGAAGTCAAATAAGGCAATTTAAAGCACTTTCTTTTGGTAGGTGGTACTTCTATACCATTTTGAGAAGAAAGTGCTTTAAAAACGATAATAGATAGGTTAGGCGGGGTATTTTGTTTATCCAGGGTATCTTTAGGGACTGTTTGAGGACTCTCCATATAAAGCCTGCGTCTCTAATACCTCACAGGACAAAACTTCCAAACAGTTCCCTTATAGGGATTTTGAAAGAATGTGCTCATATTTATCTCTTTGATAATCAATAAGTTATAGCACATATATCAGGATATACAGGTATTTATGCTGATAATGAGTGTTCTTATTGCTATAATTCTGCTTCTCTATATATACAGGATTTTCATTTTTGCTTCCATATAGCTTTTTCTTTATAGAGGGTGGGGGTATTTGTTTTCCTACATATAGTTTTTCTTTGTTGATTTTTTTGGATGTGGGTATATGCGGGAATTTGGTTTTTCTCTCCTATAGGGGAAATTTTGTGGGGTTGTCCATACCTATTCTTTTTCGGAAGGGGGTCGGCTAAAGCCGCCTTTTAACCCCTTCCGAGAGGGAATCGCTGCGCTCAATACATCAAAATGACAATTTGTAAAACTAAGCAAAACAATTCCTATCAAAATGATATGGTAAAAATGAAGATTTTCAAACTCCAAACCCTATAAGGGGGTAGGCAAAATTGAAAAATTGCAAATGTCTGATTTTTAAATAATTGAAAATTTTGGTTGGTTTTAGAATGACGTAGATTCTCATCTTTTCAATTTTTGACTATTTGTAAACTTTTTGTATACGTATTCTTTCAAAATGATACTCGTAAATTGCCAAAATCAGTCCAAAATGTAAGAATATATTATTACAAATCACAGGATTCTTCCTGTTTCCGAGTAGTATCTATAGACACATTTGTAGCAATAGAATAAGTGTTGTTTCTTCTGATGAGAGCAAATCCTCCTATTTTAACAGGTGGTAACATTTTTCCTGCCTATTTGTAAAGGTATATTCTTACATTTTTAAAAAGGTAATTAACATTTGGGTAAAATGATACTAATTTTGAGGTAGGAAGACTTATTGTATATTTTTTAAATGAGCATTAAAAATCGGTTTTTGGTAATTTTTGAAGATAATATATTAAATATCAACAATTTATAAATTTTCATTCTTTGAGTGCGCCCTATATGCGAAAAAGTTTTACTTATTGTATTTTTTGAATGAAAAATAGGCTTTATTTGTCATAGTATAGTATTACATTTTCAAGAAAAATGATTTTAACATTTCCTGCAATACTATACTATGGGAAGATCACTACATCTTGGAATAGTATTCCAGAAACTTGTTCGAGATATGCAGTTGTCCTGCCGGAGTTACCATAGGTGTCGATACGGTTATCGTACTTCCGTTTGGTTTTGTGATTACCCTTTTCTTTATTTCAAACAATCCTGCTTCTACATAGCGTTGCATAGGCTGATTGTAGTATTCTCCTTTTGTTCCCAGATAACCTTTCTTTCTTAACCACTTGAATAATCTGTTTTGTCCGATCTCCATTCCGTTTTGACAGATTATCTTTGCAAGCTCCGCAACAAGACAGGATCGTTTGGATTCGGTTACAGCCATTGCGAAAATCACTTTTGGAGTATCTTCTTCAATTCTCTTTTCCATTTCCTTGTTTTCGATAGACAGTTCTTCTACTTTTGTTTCAAGTGCTTTCTTTTCTTTCTGTTCCTCTATCCACTTTTCTGCTCTTTTAATAGGATCGTCTATCTGGTAAGACGGCAAAGATGATCTTTTTATGATTTCTTTCATTTTATTGAAAGCTGCGATATACTCTAATTTAAACTGGATTGCTTTTCTCCAGTAAATCCCATAACAAGAAGAGTAAATCCTGTTTCTGTCATTGCGTAGAATTTTAATTTCTTAGAACCACCGTTTGATATTTCAACATCTTCTTCCAAAAGCTCAAAATTGAGTTTTCGTTCATTTTCAGGAAGTTTGCTTAAAAGTTCTTTTATATCCCTAATAACATTAGAGTGCCTTTTATTAAACTTCATTGCTACCAATCTACTATTGGTTAATACTTGATTTTCTTTTCTGTAAACTAATTCGTTCATAATTTTAAATATTTGATTTCGGGCAAAAGAAAACGGCTTTGCCCTTCCCGTTGCAATCAAATAAAGTAGAATAATCTTACTGTATTGGAAGATACAAAGCCGTTGAAATATAGTTTAAGCATTGGTTATCAGAACAATACTCATTACTACAGTAAAACTACTCATTTTTATTTGATTGCATTGCAAATATAGCAACAAATCTTTGATCATAAAATGGATTATTTTACTGTATTGTAACTTCATTTTTGTTGGAATTTAAGCATAAACATGGATTATATTACTTTTACTGATACACTCATATTCATACTCCTTTAAATACAAATAGTTTCTCTGTTGGTTTGTATGTATTCTTTATAGACATGGCACTCCTGCTTTTATTTCCCATATATTTCATTTTTCTGGATTTTCAGCAGTTTCTAAAAGATGTTCATTGTCCTCAAAAGGAATACAATAATTCCATAATGTTCCATTGGAACATTCATACTTATAAGACAATCCATCAGAATAGTCCACAATTTCCCTTGCAAACAAGCTGATATGCCATTCTTTATCGTCCTCGTCTCTTACCAGCACTTTGTCAAACGGCTTAAACTCATATTTCGGCTTTTCTTCAATTCCGAAGAAACGTTTCAGATATTCCTTAGCCTTTGGCTCGTTGCTTAGCACTTCTCTATCTTTGAATGTGGCATATTCTGGAACTTCAAGAAGAAGACGATTTGCGTCGTTAAACGCTTTCCCCGTGGACGAAAACCAATCCGCTAATACAGGAATCGAATGAATTACAACCAATAAAGGATATGCATTACACAAATCATCTTCATATACTATTTCTGCTCTATTTTGTCCTTTCTCTGTCACAATCCGGCCTGCCATTCCCCCTATGTTTATTTTTTCGCCGTTTCTAAATCAAACGGAATTGTTGCCGTTTTTTTGTTCCATGATCTTGTTTGCTTTTAAAAAGTTATTCGTTTTCTTCGTAATCACATGCCGATCCTACAAGATCAGCGGTTTCTTCACCAAAAGGAATGCAATATGCCCAGCATTTACCTCCTACGGTAACATATATCCTTTCTTCTGGCTCTGTACTGGTAATATGAGAAAACCAATCTGCCACCCATTCTTTATTTCTGTCTTGTCTTACAAGAACCTTATCAAAAGGACAGAAATAGTAAACGAATTTCTTTCTCGCAAGAGAATAATGCAGATGCTTTTTATGATTTTCCTGATTCCAGATATCAATTTCGCTTTCCGTAGCCAAACGGGAAATAGGCAATATTTGTCCTTCATTTGTTTTAAGGGAAACGCCGTTCATGCCCACAAAACCAAATGAACAAAATTCTTCGTTGTAAGCTACTTGCCCTGGCACAAAAGGAGAATTTATTTCTATTTTAGTAATATCAAACTCATCCCATGTTCCTGATGTTGACGGAAACAAAACTGTCTGTCCGTGTTCTGAAAGTCTGCCTAATTCATCCAATTTCAAATATTTTGTAAAGCCGTTTGAGATTTCAGTTATCACAACAATACAGTTGCCCTCAACATGATCGAACAAAACTTCTCCATGTGTAATCGTGTACAATTTAGTGTACTTTGGACACTCTTTTATTAATTCAACTATATTCATAATATTTATTTTTGTATCTGTGTATTTTTCTTAAACTCATTTTACCCATTTGGCATTATCAGGCATTAAATCCTTAAATTCTTCTGGTATTTTCCCTTGATGACACTAATCATTGGAAATGATTTTTCTCCCATCATTTGAAATAGCCTTCATTATTTCTCCTCCCATACCCAGAAATCTTTGTGTTCTGTAGTTTGTGTTAGGAACAAACGGGTGAACTATCCATGATTCTCCATCTATAATCAACCAATTGGGATTATTCTTATTCTCTTCATATAGTCTGATCCAAAACGCACAAGAATAGCGAACCCCATCTCGTTCCATAATAGATCGTATAGGACATTTGCAAAATCGTTCGGGATTCATATCATGTATATTATTTTGTCCCGATCCATCTTCATGTTTGCACTTAGGACATATTTTCTTCTTTTCGCTTTCCATATTGTTTCTGCTGTTTTTAAGGTAATAGATCATCTAAATAAGCCCATGATTCCATTTCATAAAATCTGTATAAAATACATCCTGGACGGCTGGATACAAAAATTTTGTTCTCTTCCAACATACCCATAACAGGAAGGCGTTTCGTCATCCCCACCTTTTTAGGGATAAATATGACAAGACGATAGCATTCTGGAATTACTGTTATGGGGTGCCACACGCTGCCTATGCGCCATTCTGCACCAGCTTTAAAAAGAGGAACAGCAAATTCTATATCTTGTTTCATGTCTTATTATTGTTTAATTAATTTAAATATTTTTAGTTTTGAAATTATTTAATATGCTTATCGGCTGGATTGATTATCAATCCATCGTCACATGAAGGGAATGATATGTTAGATTCTCCATTATCAAGATTAGTCAGTTTAACCGTTCCAGCATATTCATCATCCACAAAAAAACAATTGACCCGAAGAAACCACAAACCTGCATTGATATGCATTCATCATTGCTCCAAGTTGTCTAATCTTAGTTTTAATCTCTAAAAGTTGAGCGTTGTTGATTATATTCTTATTCATATTTTATTAAAGTTTATCTATTATTTTGTCACCCATTTCCTGCCATTCATCACTCACGCTTATAACCAATCCTATGACAGTGAATGACAATAACAACGTAAAAAATAAGCCATAACAGAAAGCAGATAAAAACACATACATATTTCATGATTTTTTAGTTGTTATTTAATCTTCTAAATTGTTCTTACCATCTAATTCGGATAATGCTTGTCCAAATTCCTTTATTTTCTTGAAGGCATAGTCCTTACGATAGGTGATAATATCACGTTACGTATAATCCGTAAAAAATCTGTCTATCAGGTTCTTATAATGAAACCGTACAGGTTCTTCACAATGATTTAGTAAAATCACAAAATTGGAATTTCTCGGATGAAAGCACAGGAATCTGTAATAATCCACTTTCCCTGCTATACATTCAATTAACTTTTCATCTGTCTTCAATTTATTGACATCTTCGATGTTTAATATTGGCTTCATATTTTAAATCGTTTTTGAATGGTATATCGTTCACGCTTTCTCTTCGTATTGTTTATGGCGAATTTTTTCCCTATCGGTATAGTAATCTCTTTCAATCAAGTCCATAAGTTCAGACATGCTTTCAGAATTATCGTCAGATGATTTTCCTTTGAAGAAATATCTCATATAGTCTGACAATTGATTGGCTGCATTACGAAAATTCCTTTCCTTTTCCTTCCATTCATCAGTAGGAACAAACCCTCTTTCCTTGAAATGAACCATGTACAGATCAAGATAATAAACAGATAAGTCCGCCATATTAAGTGATAAGTTAAGTGTTTTCGCAGCCCAGGAAACAAGAGATTTTTCCATGTTCTGTTCCTGGTAATAGAACTTGTCCTTTGATTTTATATAGTCCATTTCTTCCTGGAGCTTCAATCTTTTCTGGTTCAAATATGTGATTTTAGCCCAGTTCCGCATACTTCTCGCTTTACTGATTTCTCTTTGAATTTCTCTTAATTCAATGGAGATTTGTTGTTTTGTCTTTTCCATAATCTATTCTACGTCAAAAAGTTGATCCAATACCAATAATTCTGCATTCATATCTTCATCTTTCGGGAAACGAACTTTTATGTTTCCGAACTTAGATGTCTTAAATAAGATGTAGGGATTCATATCCTCGGCAGTTACCGGCTTATATTCCTTAACCTCCGACATCTTGAGATACCAGTCGCCTATTTTTACAAATCCAGAAAAGATGGAACACAGATGCTCTTTTATAGGAAACATCTCTTTGTTTGCTTTGAAAGGAATAATTTCTTCCTTCCCTCTTATCCTGATTGACAGGAAAGGACGAATGTTATCTGTTTCATTTTGAAACTTGAAACCTGTTACAGCTTGTTTTGGGATTCTTCTTCCCATTAAGATGAAATAGCTCATTGCGGTAAAATTTACAGTGGTAAAATAAAAACCCAGCAGAAGCCTTGTGCGGAACATTCCGCCGGGAAACTTAAAATATGAAAAATTAACGGGTTTCTTCTTTTGCGCCAAGAAGGTGTTCGTTTCCTTCATACGGAACACAATGATCCCACAATCCTCCTAAACAGCGGTGCTTATGGGATTCCATGTCAAAATAAGAATAAAAATCAATTGACCACACAGTAAAACAATCGTTGATTGATTCTATGTCTTTTACAAGAACTTTCTGAAACGGTTGAAATTTCGTAGCTGCCGGCACAGCTTTGTAAATAGGTAAGATAAGTTTACCTTCTATCCATAAAGGAACGAGATTCCTTGTAAAGAATTTGGGATCATTCACATTCACTTCTTCTTTTGAAAGGTCTACTTCTTCAAGTTCGTACACCTGATCTTCCAACATCCAACTATGGAACGCAGAGTATTTCTGTGTCTTCAAAGAAATACATACTTCATCTATCTTTTCGATACAAAAGAACTTGCCACATAATTTTTTCATGTTATTTGTGAATGTAAAAGGGCCTTCGACAATCACAGAACCATTTTCTGTTTTGTTACTGTCGTACCAGTCAAGAGATTTGACCTTAACAATATCACCTACTTTAAATTTCATTTCTTTCATTGTTTTCTTCTTTTTCGTTATTACTAATACTTCCATTACTCTCATCTTTAAATAATTTTTTTACGGTCACGCCTAAAATTTCTGCTATTTTAGCTAATGTGCTCATGGTAGGATTTCCATTTACAATGGAATAAAACGATTGTCGTGTTATTTCTAACTTTTCAGACATTTCATTAACTGAAATACCTTTTTCAAGCATGATCTCGCGTATTCTTAATTCATTCTCATTCATTTTTTGATTGTTTTCTGCTGCAAATGTAATAGTTTATTCTTACATGTCAAAATATATTCTTACATTTTCTTCAAAATATTTTTATTGTAAGAACAACACTTGTCATCAAAATAGTCAGTGTCAAAATGTAAAGCTCGTTCTCATAAGTGCAATATTTTGCCATTGCGTCTATGAAAAGATACATCATGACCGACCGTATCATACCAGATTCTACCTTTCTTTCCTTTCGTTCCATTCTTCAAGAAAATCTTCCACACTCACAATCTTATCCCCTGGTAAGATTTGATCTTTCGTTATTCCGTAGTACAAATCACCTTCTATCTTTATATAGTCAGCATGGTTTTCCATTGCCTGTGAACAGTACAAAGGCTTAAAACCAGCATCAGCCAGGATAATACAACTCTCATATTTCCTGTTTTTAATCACAAAATCTTTTCCTTTTCTTTTCATGGGTGTAATAATATGTTTTGACAACAAAGATAAATGTAAGAATATATTATTACAAACCACAAGAAGAAGTTTAACGTATGTTAATACATTTGCAATTGAAAGAGCTTACATCTACTTTTGAAAGAAAAATCAAATCATAAGGAATATGGCAACATATCAAGAACGTTTAGAGGCAGCTATCAAAAAACTGAAAAAAGTCTATCCTACCGCAACAGTAGAGCAAACTATTGATCAGAATGGCAACGCCATTTGGCAAACAACCATTCCAGGAGAGAAGATCATTGAAAGCATGAACGTAAATGCTTTGGAAATTGTAGTCAACAACCTTTATGAAGCCTATCGGGTAAAGGTTGGGGTGAAAAGATAGTGAATCGTATCTATTTATCATATTAAAGTTAATCAGTGACATTGCGGTTAAACAGTGTGTTGAAAGGGGTACTTGTGAAAGTGCCCTTTTCTTTTTATCTTTGAAGCGGTTAATTAACTCAAAAACAAAAATCATCATGAGCAAAGTATTATTAGCTTTAGTTTTTCTGTTCTCCTGTATCGCCTGTATTTTTGCACAAGGAGAACTGCCAGAAGAAACGGTTGACTACGCTGCAAACTTCGCTACCTTTGCAGGAGTAGTGGGTGTTACAGCAGTCGTAACCGAATTTATCAAGAAACTTTTTAAAGTAGAGCCTTCTGAATGGGTACAACGGATCGTCTCTTGGGTAATCGGCATTGGACTTGGGATGTTTGCATGGGGATTTAATCTTGGAATGTTTGAAGGTCTGGATTGGTGGCAAGCACTCTTATGGGGATTTGGAGCAGGATTAGCATCGAACGGCGTTTTTGATTCCGGACTTATCGAATGGCTGTTTGGATTGTTTACCAAGAAAAAAGGATAATCTTCTTCATCACACTTTTTATTTTTATTAGTTCAGGCGGGGCGAAAGTTCCGCCTTTACTATAATAGGTTTTATTGAATTTAATATTTTTTATAACATGACGATAGACGAAAAATATACGAAGCTGAAAAGCATTTTCTTCAAAGATTTTGTGGTAGTGACAGAGAACTACAATTGTCGAGGAACTAATATCCCGGCAAGTAAAGTGACAAAGAGTAATACAACAGGGCTGAAAATCTTATATTGGGGTGATGGGACGATCAATATGGCCGAATACCTACATTATTTATATGTAGAAGCTGTACTGGGGGATAAATCTTGTGTAGATAAAATTTACTGGTGTCTGAAATCAATAGAAAGACTTTCTTTGAGTGCTTATGAAGATGAAAAGATGAAGAATCCTAATGTATATTTTAAATACGAGCCTGGATTTTTCCTTAGAGATGATATATCGGTAAATTCAAAAGACCTTTTCGATGCTTTCAAAATAGAAAGCGGTTACTCTAACGGTATCGAACTTGAAAATGAAGACCCCTGTTTCTCTCCTTTCGTCTCCCAAGATCAAATTTGGAACTTACTTCCATCTCTTGCATTAATAGCGGAGGGATGGGGAGATCACAAAACAGGCATTTTAGCAAAAGAAATACTGAAAAACATCCTTTCCTATGTTTCTGATCACGGACATACCATTTACAATCCCTATTTCAGTGCATTGAAACATTTTTGGACGTACCTTCCTTCTATGAACACAGAAAAAGTAAAACCATGGGACAGGGTGTATGATAGGAATATTCATTTGAAATACACAATCAAAGTAAAAAGAGGTGCTAACAACTGGTATTTTGCTTATGGATTCAGAAAAACGCTCAAAAAATTCATTCCAGAAGCTAAATTGAACGGCTTCATGACTTTTTTATACGGTTTATGGTATATTCCATTCATTTTTCTTGCTGATAGGGTATATTTCCCTATTGTTACCCGGTTCGGAGTGAAAAGAAAAGACAACTCCTATTACTGCATGTCGTCTGCCGGTGATGTTTGGTATTCTGGAAGGAAAAGTTATCTCAAAAGGGTATGTAAGAAATTCAATAAGGATAAGGAATATACCTTTCCCGCGCTTGCAGAGTGCATGAAACAAGAAAAATGGCAATATCTGAACCTGGAAGAAATAGAAAAATGGCTGAATAAGTATGAATTTGACGAAAAATCACTTGAATCACCAGTGAAATTTCTAACTTTGTACTGTTACTTGAAGTTGTCCAAACAATCAATTGCTTAAAATCTTAGCCATACAGTGCTTTGTCCCTGTCTTTCTTCGTGAGAGGCAGGGATTTTTATTTCCATTTACAAAAGTGTAAGAATATACTATTACATTTTCACGTAAATTAACCTATAAGGCTTCGTTTTTGTACAAAATGATGTTACTTTTGCGGCATATTCAAGTAACAAAAACAAATAGAATTATGAAACCTTTCAATTTAGAAGAAGCAAAAGCTGGCAAACCCGTCTATACAAGAGATGGTAAGAGAGTAGAAATCATTTCTTTTGAAAACCCGAATAGTGTTTATCCTATTTTAGCGAGAGTATTTTCATATAATATCGATTACATTGATCTTTGTTATAACCAAGAAGGATACTTCTTTAATGATAATAGAGAATTTGGAGTAGATTTAATGATGGTGGAAGATGAAACCATCCCTTCACTCTGGACACAATCTTGCACAGAAGAAAACACGATAATCAATTACACAATCAAAAACTAATAGGAGTATGGAAACGAAAATGACGGAGAGGCAAGAGTTGCTTTACGAAACAAGGAAGAAAAAGCCATTCAGGGCTTTTATTATGACCTGTATGTGGGGTGGATTTGGGCTTTATTATACTGATAAACCTATTATCGCATCCATCCTGACCATTTGTACCCTGTACAACATTTTAGGCGCTGTAGTGACCTTATTTAAGGTCGATTTGGTGAACTGTGTTGAACACCTACTTTGGTTTACCGGATTTTGGATTTTCTCAATCCTGATAGCGGTTCCTTTGGCAAAGGATACAAACAACAATATCAAACGTGAAATCATTAAAAACAACAAATAACATGAAAAGAGTAATTTTTATCAGTGTATTATTTACACTTATTTCGATGTGTGGATGCAAGCAGGAAGCCTCTAAAGAATCAGAAATTACCAAAGAGCAAGAAACCTCCAAAGAATTGAACATCTATCAAATTATGGATATTCAATTTAAAATATTGGATGCTTCTTCTAAAGATTTTTTGGTTGAAGAAGCTGATAAACTCATTCCAAAAGAAGCCTACAGCGAAAGGGTTGCTATAGAGACTGGAGGAAAAGCTATAAAATATAGCCTCAATACAGGTTATAAATTAAGTGTAAACGAGGTTTTTGATGAAAAATCAGGGATAGTTCCTTATACAAGTCTCGAAGCAAAGTTCGATATTTATGATATGGAGGATGCAAAAACCTTTATAGATGGGATTCTGGATTATCTGAAAGAAAAGAAAAGGTTAAAGAAAGAAGGGATATCCGAGGTTGTAGATAAACCAGATTACAAACTTATTGCCCTTATTTGGGACGGTGGATTCAGTTCAATTGAAATGAAACAAAACGGAGCAATTGGATTTGACATTATCTTTATCAACTATTACGACATGAGCAAACAAAATAAAAAGTAGGGATATGAAAAAGGTAGTCACATATTACTTAGACAGAAAGGGTAGGGTGTTCTTACTATTTACTTGGAATGGAAAGGCTTTAGATGCTTTCAAGTCAGGTTTCTTCCCTAAAGATATGTCTGTAGAAATGATTCCCAAAGAAGAAAACATATCCGGTGAGAACCTCCTTATGGTAGAATACTTACCAGGAAGAAAAATCCTACTAAGAGTGGGAGATGGCATTTTAAGAAGCTACGAATGGAAAGGTGTCAAGAAAATGTATAGAGATAAAAACTATACAAAACAAAACACCTTCTTCCAGCAGAAAAATTGGAAGAAGATAAACAACCCTGTAAAAATAGAAAAGATAATAGCTATAAGAGAAAAAGGTAAAACAAAAGTAAAACCTGGCATGATAAGAGTTACCGAATATCGTCCAAAATTTGCATCTTTGAAGCAAAGAGTAGAAAACGAAAACAAAGATTTGGAATTTTAAAATCGTTTGTCATGCAAACAAGGTGAGGGTGGTTGAGAAATCGTCCTCACCTACAAAAACAATATACATAATATCCTAAATCAAACACCTTGACATTTTCTTCGATGGGTGGGTAGCGGTCAAGAAGATTTACTACCCATTTTTTCATTTACATGTTCCTTTTTAATGCCATCATTTCTTCTTCATTTCCTTATCCAAATGTTTTCATCATAACCACCACATCCTTAGAACCTTACAACAACAAAATGTTGTTTTCAGTTTCTATATGTAATTTCATAATAAACCCATTACGATTTATCTTTTCAGCTAAATCTTTATTTTGATTTTTATCTAACGATAAATCTTATAGATGAAAAATCAAAATAAAATGGGTTATTGTGAAATCTTGCGTTTCACAAAAAGCTGACGCTTGTTTGTGAGAACGGATTTGATCTCCAAATCCTATTAAGTAGGGATAAGAATAAAAGGAAAGAATAATGATATTTGCAAAAAGAATAAAAGATGACACTCCTACTAAGAAAAAATAGGAAAGTGAAAACAAAAATGAATGACATCCTATTAAAAAGAAGAATAGAAAAACGCGCATAAGCGTAAAAGAAACAGAAATCAAGATAAAGGGATGGTGGTGGGGAAGAAACCCCTACGGGCGCGCGTGAGCGAAGCGAGGCGTGCGAACGGGTGGATGCGACATGATTTGCAAAAAATACAATTGTTGAAATTTTGTGGAGACAAAATCTTTGTGTATCTTTGTGGTACAAGAAACAATTTGTGAAAATTGTTTTGTATGCACGGCTAAGATGCTAAATAGAGTTAAAAATACAGATAAATTTTTCTTATCTTATTTAAACCTAATTGCAAAAATGTATTTTTGCTCTTGTAAATTTAAAAATAACGGTAATCATGCAATTAGGAAAAGAATCCAAAAACAAACATAACAGAGAATTTTTCATAGAAGTCCAAATGATAAGATGGGCTTATGAGACTGAATTAAAGAAAGGTAAAGTTAAAAGGAATATTACTTTTAATCAATTACATTCTATCGTTAATAGACATTTCCCAATAGGAAGAGTTCGTCTTGCTTCAATTTTAGAAGACAACCGTACCCTTATAAAACTTGAAGATGAAAAACTAAAATTCATAAATAGACACAATGCTTACTTTCTTGTTGAGAAGTTCCCTACCATTTTTGCAGATTTATCTCAATTGAGAAGGACTTTCTATCTGAAAGATAAGAATTTGAGATGTGATTTTGTATTCATAGCTTTTCTTATTTATGCGGAGATGAAAAGAAGGCATTTTTCTTTAGCCTCTCATGAGAACAATCTTCTTGTTGAAAATGGAGAAATCCGTTATGGGAGAAAATTTTCTTCTATTTCTTTTATGTCACAAAAGACAATGGCGAAAGAGTTAGGTTGGTCTACTTCTAAGGTAGCTCAACAGATAAAAAAGATAAAAAGACTTTTCGGATCGAAATCTTATACTTCTGATACACAAAGGGAAAGACAAAGAAGGAAATACCCCAATTCCCAATCCTATTCTTTGAATTTGCCTCCTTTAGAGGACATGGAAGCTATTGTAAACAGAAAAATGATAGCTTTGTCCAGGCTAAAGAAAAATGCTTTTAGAAAGAAAATGGATAAATCTGAATGGACGCATGTAAGGAATTGCATCAAAAGAAAAAACAGTAATCGTTATAGATTTATGTATAATACGCAACACTGTAATTCTGACTGCTATCTTGAAACTATAGGTATAATAAACAAGATAGACAGATTGCAAGATAAAGGTAAATACAAGTCTGCTCAATTCTTTTTAAAACTGTTGACCGGAGATGGAATGGTAAATCAAAAAAGAGTTGTTCCTACTTTTATTATAGATAAATTCAAAAAGGTATTAAAGAAACCTAAAGCATTGGAGGCAGCTTGATCATGGAAAAGATTTTAATTGAAGTTGATGGAATTATCCATACTTTCGAAAGCATCAAGGAAGCCGCAAAGTATAAGGTTGAGTTTCTTGAACAAATGGAGTTGTCTTTGGATGAAAGCTCTGATCAAAGAATTTGTAAGTATAATTTAATCAAGAATAAGTTTGTAAACAATCCTAATAAGTTTTGGGACAGACATGTAAAAGGTTGTTCTATTGCAGATATAGAAGAGCTTTTAATAGATTTATGTGTAGCGGAGGTTGATATAGACGAATATTTTGTTTGTGCGAAGCAAGATAAGAAAAAGCGTGGATTTTGTGGAATAGCAAATTACAAAAATCTTTGTGAGATGCTTGAAGAAGATGAGGACGATTTTTCAGATGAAAATGATATTAATGAAGACATGTTGGATGAATTTCTATTTAGCGATAGTTTATATTTCTGTTCTTCCACTAAAAAGGGATGCGGCAAAAAGGATATCGCTAAGCGAAGAAAGAAAAACAAGAATAAGAAAACACATAGAAAACGATGAAAAAGAAAACATTATCTGTCAAGGATAAAAAGAACCTAACAGAAGAAGAAAAGAAAGACGTATTGTCTTTTTACGGAGTTACAAAGGATCAACAAGAAGCTGTTATTGACAGCTATCAGCATGACCCTGAAAGATATTTTGTCACTATCCGGCAGATGCCAATAGAGGAACAGGAGGTGTCCCTATTGATTGCTGCCGCATGTGGTATTGAAGTTAACAACTTTTAACTGTAAAAATTTCAATTATTGCATACAATAGTTGTATATTTGCAGTCGAGATGAGATAGCTAAAAAGTTGAAGATTGGGAGTGATTCGCGGTAACTTCCCTTCTTTTCTTGAAGGCTATGTGATGTTGAGGGGAACAACATTAAATCCCCACTTTGGAAGTGTTAGATTGAGTGATTGGAGCGACCAACGGAGTTTGAGGATGCCGGCTCCCCTATAGAAGTATAAACCGATACGATAAGTCCTGAAACACTGGCATTAAGGCTTCCTATAGGATGTCGTGGGATAATTAGCTTCCCGTGAGAAAGGCTTCTTTTTGAAGTAACATTGCTCTTCGCGCATAGGAACAATCAAAATTCAGTTTAATTTCTTCCTACCTTAAAAGGCTAAGCCGTTACCTTTGATCGTTGGGTGGAACGAGAACGGCACTCTTAGCAAGTATTACTACGGTTGCCACCCCAACAGGGAAAGTGCTTGCTAAGAGTTTTTTATTTTTAAAATTGTTCGATATAGGAAATTTTGGTTACATTTGTGTGTTGAATTATAAATGATTACGCCCATGAGCACCAGAGAATACCCTATAAACGAATTTAAAGACCTTGCAGAAAAGAATTGCTGGGAGGTTTATTCATTGGAGCAAGTCAGAGACTTTGCTTCTGATGTTGTTAAAAGCATTGATCCTACCGAGCAGGAACATGGAGCTATTGACTTCGTGTCCTTAAACCGTGTTGTTGTAGTTGATGAAAACTTCAACAAATCTGTTGTATATTATCGTGAACCGCAGATTGAATGGAAGGATGCGGACGATGAGACAATTGAAAAAGCCGGAATGACCGGACTTCCTGTGAAAAACAAGATCGGCTTCTATAAAGATACCCCTGAAAATAGAAGAAAAGGTATTGTGGGTATGCCCTACAAGAAAGATACCGAATATAAGAAGAAAGAAAAAGAGCATTCCGATAAATCTGAAAAATCCGACAAGAAAGAAGACTAAGCCTTACGAAGTGATGGGAAGAAAACAGAGAATACATTATTTAAAGGCTTATCTGGGTAGCTTCTGTTATCCATTACTTGTCGCTATACCTTTATCTCCTATTGTGGACTGGGTGGAAAAATACATATTTAAGGATTGGGAATTTTTGAAGTTTCTTGTTGTGCTTATCGTGATAGACACTCTTGTAAGTTGGGTGTTCCATTTGACGAAAAAGGATTTTTCTTCCAAAGGGTTTGCGATGATCATAACAAAACTTTTTGTGTACAGTTGCCTGCTTATTGTGGCCCACGTTTTGGGAGGTTATACGATAGACGGACAAGTTACCACTACTTTCACTTGGTTTCGGTCTTTAATGAGCACTGCACTTATCGTCAGGGAATCTGTCTCCATTGTGGAGAATGCCGGAAAGATAAGTCCTAACCTTGTTCCTTCTTGGATAAGAAAATATTTAAGGGATTTTGACGAAAATGGATTTTTAAAAATGAAGGATAAAAACGACAGCAGTCCTTCTATTTAGATAACTTGCAATTAAAATTTTTGAGATATGCGTTTATATAGATTTATCGATACAGACAAGAAAATTGACGTAGTTGTCGTTACAGATGGTTCTTGCGAACAAAAGAGAGTGTTCATTACGGAATCTCCGCGTGGCGTTATTCCTGCCGGTTCTACCAATCCTTCTGCTGATGAAAAAGCAGGAAGTGATGCTTTTCTTGCTTTAGGTTGGAAATGGAATGTGGGAGAAAGTGTTCAGCATGAAGAGTTGGTTGCGTTTGCAGAAAACAACGCGCTTACTCTTACAATCGAACCGCAAGGACTGAATGAGGTTGTTGCTGTAAATGCAGAGTGGAACGAAGATGATGCTTGTGTGATTTCTATCATAACAACTGTTCCTGCTGAAAAGGAAGTGAAAATCTATTTTCCTAATTCTGTAAATTTGAATGAATCGGCTGGTAGATTTGGTGTTATCAGAGGTGACAGAAAAACATTGGCTTCTAAAGTAAGCGGGCGCGAAGCGATGGTATTTACTTTAGAGGATATGGGATTGGATGCAAAAGAAGATTTGAATATTGTGGTAATGTCTGATGCAGGCGTTCAGAAATTTGAGGTGGTTGCTAAAAACGCATAAGATATGCTTCGACTTTTATTTACAACAAAAGATTTAAGCAAGCAAATGACTGTCATAACAGATGGTGTAGACAGTCAGATGAATGTTTTTGTAACTGAAAATACGGTAGGTGATGTAGACTATTACAAATCTTTAGGGATTGTAATAAAAGCTGGTATTACCTATAATATCGGTAAGTTTATAGAATGGTGTCTTGCTAATGAATTGGGTCTTATAGGTTATCCAGAAGGATTAGAGGACGAAGAAATTGTTTACGTCAATGTTTTGGATAGAACGGAATATATTTTGGATATAGAAACCACTGAATTGAATTTTAAGAATATAGGTGAAAGTAAGAATTTTGTTGTTACGTCAAGTAAACAAGAATTTAAAGACGGAGCACCCTATGGCGATCCGAAAGCTGTAGAAATTGAAATTCAGATACAGGGTGATGGTTTTACAAGTAACGCAGGAGTAAGTCAAATTTCTGCATCCGAAAATCCTACTAATCAGATTCGAAAAGGAGTTGCCACCATTATTCAGAAGGAAAGCGGTAAACGTGGAACTATTGCTTTGGAGCAAGCTGCTTCTGTCATTACTTATGAAAATACTATCACAGCTAATGATATGACGCTTGCTTTTGATCCAGCTGGGGAGAATTTATCGGTAACCATTACATCTAAAAGACAAAAGAAGCTGAACGGTAAAGATTCAGGTAGTGCGACTGATGTTCCTTTTAATTACAAAATAACGGGAACAGGTTTTTCTTATAAAGGATTATCTGGAAAGACTTATACTATTGTCGCTTCTGAAAATACAAACGAAACAACAGGGCGAAACGGTACACTTGTTGTAACTCAAACAGGGGATGGAGCTAAGTCTGTTACTATAACACTTGCTCAACCAAAAGCAAATGTTACTTACGAATATAATTTAAGTTCCAGTGAATCCAATATTCAATTTGTTGCTGCTGGGGAAACAAAAACGCTTCCTATTTCATGTAACAAACAGAAAATGGTAAACGGTAAGGATAGTGGGAAACCTATTGCTGTAACTTATACTACGGTTGTTACTGGTACTGGGTTTACAAAAGGAGCTGCTGAATATTCCGTAGTGGCCGCTGCCAATACCGGAGCACAAAGAACAGGAAAGGCAACTGTTACTGCTTCAGAAGGTGGTAAGAAAATTGATATAACATTAACACAAGCTGCGGGAGCAACCGCTTAAAATTTTTGGGAAAGGTGAGTAGGAAAAGTAAACATAAAAATCAAGAAAAGACAGACCTGTTAAAGGGTCTGTCTAATCTTTCTTTGGAAGATATTGTAGGATTGCAGAAAACTCTTCCTACTTTACTTCAATCCAAATTACAGCAGATGTCCCGTTCTGATAATTTGGAAAATCTTTTAAAAGCTAATTTGTACCTGGATAATGTCAACCAAAGACAGGACAATGTAAAGGCTGTGTTCTTTAATCCAGATGAAGCAAGTGATACGGGAAGAGGATATAAAGACCCTATGTTTTATGGGTCGCTTCCTTTTGAAGTGCTTCGAAGGATGGGGGATATTTTTGTTGTCCGGGCTGTGGTGAATACCCGTGTTGAACAGGTACAGAATTTCTTGCATTTTTCAACAGATGAACAGAAAGAAGGTTACACTATCCGAAGAAAAAGAAATCCTTTTGAGAAACAAAGCACAGAACATTCAAGAGAAGATCAAATAAAGATTGGGTATATTCGCAAATTTTTGGAAGAAGGGGGATTCCATGACAAGTGGGAATCTTTTGATACATTTCAAGATTTCGGAAGGAAAGTTGTGTTTGATAGTTTAACGCTTGATCAGCTTGCCTTTGAGATTGTAAGAGACAGGTCTTGGAATTTGGCGAGATTCCGTGCTGTGGATGCTTCTTTGATTCGTTTCTTGGATAGCGTTGATCCTAAGTTTCGAGATGAATTTGAAAAGTATCGTTTCAAAGGTTATCTTCCTAAATATTGTATGGCATGGCAAGGGCAGATCATGGAAAATCCTGTTACGCATGAAAGTGTGATCTTCTACCCCTGGGAGCTTGGAATAGGTATCCGAAACAAGTCCACTAACATTTATAAGAATGGGTACGGAACTTCCGAACTGGAAACTTTATCCAGTATTATGACATGGATATTGTGGGGGTTTGAATACAATGGAAATTATTTCTGTTTATCTTCTGATACTCAAATAGTTACAGACAGTGGTATTTGCTATATAAAGGATTTGATAGGAAAGAAGTTCAAAACTTTTGATGGGGTAAAGTGGACGGAATCTAAAGCATTCAAAACGAAAGTCGATGATCTTTATATAACCATGCTTTTTAATGGCTTGAAAATTAGGACAAGTAAAGATCATAGATTTTTAACTATTACCGATAATGATTTGCATCCTGTATGGAAACGCCAGGAAGAGCTGACAGAGGAAGATTATTGTCTTTTAAATTTTGGGGAAGAAGCTGAATTTAATCCAGAAAGATTCTTTGTGGGCAAGAGATATTTTAATACGTTTCCTAATCCAACCAAAGAGGTGAGATGTGAATGTAAAAAAGATTTTACTCCTACATTGGAAATGGTTTTGGATAGCGATTTCTGGGAGATGATAGGTTTTGGTCTTTGTGACGGAACTTGGATGGAATATAATATTCAAATCTTCCCTCACTGGAAAAAAGACAAAGAAGTTAGGGATAAATTTGTGAACATTTTGAATAAGTATAATATTCACAACAAAGTTCGTCTTGCCAATAAAAAGAGACAAAGAAGCGATGGCGAGTTTGGCTATCCATATCTTTATATTTATGATAAGTCTTTTGTTGACTGGTTGATAGAACTTGGTTTTAATTATACCGGAAACAAGAGGATACCTTTGTCTGTTTTTAATCTTCCTAAAGAATGTAGATGTGCTTTTATAAGAGGCATGTTCTCTGCTGACGGACACAAAGAGAAGAATAAAGGTGGGTACAGTGTTCCTACAACTTTTTGTGTTGATGAAAATCTTCGTCAGGATATAATAAGGCTGTGTTTGAGTGTTGGGTGTGAAGTTGTAGATAATTTGCCTCGAAAAAAGGAGTATAGGGATTGCCGTGCGGAGATTAGAGTTCAAAATGTGGATTTCTTTGTTAAGAATATAGGTTATATGCAAGACTATAAAAACGAAGGAATCTATAGAACGGATAGATCGAAATATCGTTGGGATTTACTACCTAAAGGCATTGTATCTTCTCTCATAAAAGATTTAAAGGGAGAAAAGAGTTCTGTCTTGAAATATAGAGTAAAGAGAGGTGATAGAATTAGCCGTGGAAAAGTTATTGAGGCTTATATTGAAAATGGATTACCTATACCAGATATTTTAAAATATAGGTTTGCCAAATTCTCTAAGTCTTGGAAAGATAAAGAAGAACAATTGTACGATATTGAGGTTTTCAACGATGAACATATTTTCTTGGGTAACTTTATTGCAGTTCATAACTGTAAGGGGTCACAACCAAAAGGAATCATAAATGTTAAGAATCCGAACATATCTCAATCTTCTTTGGATGAGTTCAGACAGGCTTGGCAACAGACTATGGTGGGTACACGTAATAGTCATAGAACGCCCATTATCAATGGGTTAGACCTCCAGTGGTTAGATTTAAGCAAGAATACCAACCGTGACATGGAGTTTAGTGATTGGTTAAAGTTTCTGTTGGTTATGTCCTGTGCTGTATATCGTATCGATCCATCTGAACTTGGTTTCCAATTCAAAGATCAAACTAATATATTCGGACAAGCCGGTCAGAAAGAACGATTGCAGCACTCTAAAGACAAAGGATTGAAACCTATCCTTGTATTCTTACAAGAAGTAATCAATTACTATCTTGTTTCTGAAATGGATGAAGATTTTGAATTTGTCTTTACTGGTGTGGATGCAGAGGATGAAGGCAGACAGGTCGAGATTGATGCTAAGAAGATTCAAAACGGTATGGTTTGCTTAGAGGATATTTTTGAAAAATACTCTGGACGAAAATTCAATCCCGAAACGGATACTATCCTGAATCAATCCTATCAACTTCAAAAGCAAATGCAGATGCAGCAGGCTATGTATGGTGGAGAAGCGATGAATGAAGAAGTGGATCGTCAGATAGCTTCGGAAGAAAAGGAAGATACACAGAAAGCCTTTAGTTCGAATCCTATCATGGATGCTGCTATGTCTTACATTGAGAAGAACTGGGGGGAATCGTGAACGTTCGATATGTAAAAAACATAAAAGTCGAGAAAATGCCGTTGGTGTCAAATATACATCATCATGTTGACCCTATGCGCTATCCTAAAGTACAAGAAGGTTATGAAGGGATGGCGCAGGTCATTTTCTCGACACAGATAAACAATATGTTAATGGATTTGACTAAGAAAATGGTCAGTCAAAAATCGAAGTAGTCTATGCTATTCACACCGGAAGAAATACAGCAGTTGTTTTTCATTGTCGATTATCGTATTGCACGAGTGATCGCCGATGTATTGGGAAAAGATTATCTTTCCCCAGACGACATAGATGTACTTAAAAGGTTCGATTTTGACCTAAAGATAGAAATTCTAAAAATACCACCTTACTGGCAAGCATTCATATTTGGACGGTTAGCAGCCATACTTTCCCCAGCACAGCTTTCTTCGCTTAATTTTGATGATTTGAGACAATATGTCGAGAAAGAACAATATCCACAATTGACAACAAGGGAAAAAGCAGAATACAATGCGTCTGCCATGCGCTCTTATTCTTATATAAAAGGAATGGGAAATAAAATAAAGGATTCCCTTTCTTCCACCATATCGGAAGAAGAAATGAAAATAGCTGTTGCGGAGCGAGAAAGGGAAGTTGAAACAGCTATTAAAGAAGAACTTTCGGAAGGGGTTCTAAAAAGAAAATCTGTTCAGTCTATAGTAAGTGCGCTTGGGCATAGATTGGACGAATGGAATCGTGACTGGGGACGTATAGTTGCTACCGAAATGGAGAACATTTTTCAGATAGGTACGGCTCAAATGATAATGAAAGAACATGGCATCCATGCTAAGGTGTATAAGCAAACAATGCCACAAGCCTGCCGGTATTGCTTAAATGCCTACACTACAAATGGCTATGGTTCTAAGCCAGTTATATTTGATTTATCCGAATTGATTGCTAACGGAACGAATATAGGCAGAAAATCAAAAGACTGGGAGGCAACCTTGTCACCTTTGCACCCACATTGTTTTTCAGAAGATACAGAAGTTTTTACAAGTGAAGGATGGAAATCTTTTCAATCTTTAAATAAGAATGAATTGTTTTTGTCGGTCAATCCTAAAACAGAGGAATTAGAATGGGTTAAAGCTATTAGATGGATTAATCAGCCTTATAAAGGGAAGATGATAGAACGTACAAATAGATCATTTAGTCTTTGTACAACTCCAAATCACTATCATGCTGTAAATACAAAGTATTCAAAAGAATTACAGTTGATAACAGAGAATGATTTATCTAATGGAAGTTCATTTAGATGTGCTGGTTTTAAGTGGAAAGGCATTGAAAGAGAGTATTTTTGTTTTGATGGATATAAGTTCAAAGCAGATTTGTTTTGCCAGTTTATGGGATATTTTCTTTCAGAAGGAAGCGCGACAAGCAATTCTCACGCTAATTATGTTGTTTTTTCTCAATTTGAGGGAGAATTTAAGGATAATATGTTTGAATGCCTTTCAAATATGGGATTGAATCCTTTTAGGAGTAAAGAGTATTTAGGAGCAACAATAACAAAGAGAGTGGAGTTGTTTACTTATTTAAAATCATTTGGACATGCTTACGATAAATTTGTACCAAAAGAAATTAAAGAACTTCCTCCTAATCTTTTGAATATTTTTTTGACAGCATTTAGAGAAGGTGATGGTGTCAAAAGAAAACCTAAAGTGTACGATGGCTATGTTTGTAAACCAGAAATCCAATATCTTACATCTTCTCCAAAGTTGTGTAATGATATTGGGGAAATTCTATTGAAATTAGGATATAGACCAAGTTATAAGAATTTTGGCAAGGTAATTGCATTTGATAAAAAACAGAACAAAACATATACGTCTAAACATGATAATTGGAGAATAAGCCAATTGTCTGCCAAAGGATGCTCTGTTTTGAATATTCAAACAATTGATTATGATGGTATGATTGGAGATGTTGAATTGGAAAAATACCATACATTAATTGTAAGACGAAACGGAAAGGTTTGTCTGTCGGGTAATTGCAGATGTAATCTCCGTTACATTCCAGATGGTTATGAATGGGATGATAAAACACAATCTTTTGAACCTAAAAAAGTGGAAGATAAAGATCGTGTTGAGAGAAAATCAAAGGTGAAAATTACAGTAGGAACAAAACATTTCGAAGTATAATGAAAACAAGGACAATTTTTAATTCTGGTTATATCAGCATACCTACAGTGGATAGTTCAAAATGGATAAAGGATATTCAAGTGGGAGATGTAGTAAGAACCACTTCCGGTTATAGGAGAGTGGTTAGGGTAACGCAGTTTGAACCATCATCTATACCTTGCGTTTTGGACGTGTGTTATATTACCGAGGACGAAGCCCTTGAAAAGGGGTATCGGGAAGATGCGTTGCATAGGATAACGGAAAATTCTTTTGTTCTGTGTGATAACAAGGTGAAAAAGGCTAATAGGATACGTCCAGGAGATGTTATTATGCTTAAAAATGGTTGCAAGGGCAAAGTAACCAACATTATACGAATACCTATTGATAATGTTTCGCAATATTTTTATAGTTTTGAACTTGATAAGCCGGACTTCTTTTTTGCAGATAATGTTTGCATCCCGGACGTAGTTTGCAGCAGTAATTCAAAATAAAATTTTTTAGATATGGGACTGAATTTGAAAGCGTTACTTGGTTTACAGACGCAAAAAGAAAAAATAGATGAGTATAAAGGACTTCTTAAAAAGGAAAGAGAAATAAAGCAAGAAGTAGATTCACTTGCGGAGAATTACTCTTTACAAAAGTCTCAATACGATTCTTTGAGAGGTAGCGACAATGCGGAAGCTGCTATGAAGGCAGAGAGTTGTTTCAGCGAGTTCTTGAAACAGCAATCAAAGGATTTAATGAGTGTTTACAATAGAAGAAATTCTATCCAGAAGTCGATTGAGAGACTGGAAAACGATGAAGATTTTGCTGAAATGGCAAAAGATATTCGTCACCTTTTTGAATGTCGAGAACTTTGGAAACAAGGATTGATTAAAAAATCGGTTTATTTTGATTTGTTCAAAGCAAAACAAGGAAAGGTGCAATTTGCCGATGTACTGGTTTTTAGAGGTGACAAACTCCTTATCTTGAACCGTGTGGGAGAAAAGGGAGCGGTATCGAACGATTGGTGTATTCCAGGGGGACATGTTGATCCAGGGGAAACTTTCTTGCAAGCAGCCAAAAGAGAGCTGTTTGAAGAAACTGGTATTGATATGTCGGAAAGTTTATTGATTCCTGTCGGTAAGTATATCCCCAAAAGAAAGGGGATAGAGATTCACTATTTTATGTGTCATATTGATGATCAGACACCAGTTAATATTCTTGTGGATGCGGAAGAGGAAACAGGGTCGGAATGGATCAATCCTTACACGGAACTTGATCTTTACAACTTCATTTTTGATATGAAGGATAATATCAAGCGCATTCTTGGTATTGAAGTGCCGGATGAATTTCAATTGGTAATGAAGTCATTCAAGGACGGGAAAATATCAAAGGAAGTATTTACTACCTATTGCGAGAAAAATCCCGAAAAACTGGAAAAATCAGCAAACAAGACTTTTTTCACACATGAAGAAAGAAAGGATTTGGCAAAGAAGGGTGAGGCAATGCCAAATGGGAAATATCCTATTAGAAATCGCCAGGATTTGAAAGATGCTATCCGTTTATCTGGTAGTTCTTCTATGCCGAAGGAAGATGTAAAGAAATGGATCAAGAAGCGTGCAAAAGAGCTTAATTTGGAAGACGAACTGCCGGAAGATTGGAAAGTTGAAAAAACAATGGACACGGAAGATGCTCATACATTGCAACGTGAATCTTTGGATGGAGAAACTAAAAATATCGTCCGTACAGAAGATGGAGTAGGAGAAGGCTGTTCTCATGAAGGAAAGATTGAGAAAGCCATTACTTTCAAGAGAACTGTTTATGAAGAAAAAGAAGTGGAAGTCGAGGAAGAACCAAACAAATACACTTACGGAAACTTCCAAATCTCCTTTAGTGATAATGACGGAGGACATGGAGATAAGTTTGCCGATTTTTTAGCTACTTTCCAAAAAGTAACAAACTTATGTAAGCCTTTTTCTGTGGTTATAAAGACAGAAGATAACGGTGAACAAGAATGGAAATTTGGAACAAAATTCTGTTTAAACAGTGTCTCCAAAACAGAAGATATTAGAAAATCACAAGAGGACACTATTAATAAAGCAAAAATTGCTACTTCGAGATACATAATTGAATGTGTTGACAAAGGAGGTAATCTTAAAAATTTATTAGAGTATATCAAAAAGATAGGGAACAAAGGACATTCTTTTGGTATTGATGTGGATAAAGATAATTCAGATTATAAATCTTATTTTAGTTGGGATGGGGATGGTTCGGATTATATTGAATCCATTAAAGCAGAAAAAATAGAGCCTTTGTATAAGTCAGGTGAGGATGTTTTCAACAAAGAAACTTCTAAAGAAAACATTGAAAAGTCCGAAAAGAAAGATAAGAGTATTTTCAACACTTATCTTAATTTTCTGGAAGGAGCCAAAACGCGTCTTAAAAACATTCATTGGGGGGAGGAAGATAATTCTAAACACGTTTATCTTGATGATCTTTCGGAAAATGTTTCTGAATTTGAAGATAAGATTGCAGAAGCCGGTCAAGCAGGATTCGGACGGTTTAAGGATGGAGAAATACAAGGTGACGAGGTGGAAGAATCTGATCCTATTGCTATTTGCCAGATGATTTTCGACAAGACGGTTGAGTTTAGAAAGGAACTTGCCGGACGGGATGAATACAATGGTGAGGTAAGTTGGATTGATGATTTTCTTGCCACACTCAAACAATCGAAATACAGATTGCAATTGCATTAATACAAAAGGTATAGATTGTGATAATTATTAATAAAAGTTAAAATATTGGGTTATTGCAATTTATACCTATTTTTGCAGTATTTTTGAGTGTCGCTATTACGTTTATATTTAAACTCAACAATCATAGAATGTTTGATAGTTTCAAATTATATGTAGACTTGGATTTGGAAAAGGCTAAAAAGGATGATTCTGCAAATGAATCTCCGTATTCTAATATGGTCTTTTCTGGCGTAGCTTCTGATTCTTCAAAGGACGACGAAGAAGAAGTATTAGAGCCGTCTGGGTTTATATATGATAGATTTTTGAAATCAGGATTGTTCAATCTCGATCATTTGCCGACAAGATCGCCTATCAATAAAAGTAGATTTTGGATAGGCGAGCCTATTGAAGCCTATGTGAGAGATAATAAGTTTTTTGTGAAAGGTAAATTATGGGAAAAGTCACCAGAAGCTCGCGCCTTTTGGGATAAGGCTATTGAGATGAAGGAATCCGGTTCAACAAGAAAGCCTGGAATGAGTGTTGAAGGAAAGGCTTTGGAAAGAGATAAGCGGAATCCAAAAAGAGTGACAAAAGCCCTTATTACAAACATAGCGTTGACTATGACACCTGTTAATACCAAAACTTATCTTGATATTGAGAAAAGTAAAGGGAACAGGGGGAACGATTTGTTGGAAATGCAGAAATCCGCTATCCTTTTTGAGTATTGTACCGAAAATGGGATAGTTCAGATAGATAACAATTTTAAGGTAAATTTCCAAAAGTCGCATTCTTTTGATGTTGGTTCTTTTTGGGAAATTTATAAATCGGTACAGGACGGAAGATTGGATAGAAGTGTTCTTGATACACTTGTAGAAAGAGTTCGACAATAATTTTTAAATAGATAGTATATTATGTTAAACTTGAATGAATTTAAAAACGATCCGCTATACAAGGCACTCGAAAACTCTGGTTTTAGTGCGGAAGATATTGCTTCTATGGTGGAAAGAGGTGATGTAACTTTTAAGAAGTCTAAAACTGTTGCTGAAATGAAGGATTCCGAAAAGAAGGAAGAAAAAAATATCGGCAACGATAAGAAGCATGAAGATGCTCTTAAAGAGGACGAAAAAGAGGACAAGAAAGACGTAAAGGATTTGAAAGAAGACATCAAGGAAAAAGAAGATAAAGTCGAAAAATCTTTCTCTATGGAAGATATGAAGACTTTCGGCGCTTCTTTGGCTGCCAATATCGTAAAAGGAATGACAGAGGTTATGAACGAACGTTTTGGTAACATTGAAAAATCTTTGGAAACTTTTGGCGCGCAAACTCCATCTTTCAAAGGTGTTCAGACTTCTGCTGTTTTGGAAAAATCTATGAAACCAGAAGTGGACGAAGAAGGAAAGACTTTGTTGTCTGTCACCAAACAGCGACCTTTGGTTACTGCTGCCATCAACAAGGCTATTGAAAACGAAGGCGAAGAACTTGAAAAATCCATTGGCGATGATGCTTTAGTTTTCTTGGCAGATACGCAAGCCGAAACTATTGGCAAGAACTTGGCGAAGTTCATGTACGAAAAGTATAATATCAAGTTCCACAAGTAAGAAACAATTCGATTGAATATAATATAAAATATTGATAATCATGGAATTATACAATTATAATGATTTGGCAGCTTTTGGAGGTAGCAATAACGTTGCTGACGTGTTGAAAGCTATGGAAGCCGGCTTACAGACCGGTATGCAATACAACGACCAGATTAACAATGGTGGAGGTTTGAAAATAGAATCTTTGGATGCTTACATCAAGGTTCTTGCCAACCGTTTGAATCAGTTGGTCGTTTATAATGAAATGCCGAAACAGAGAATCGAGAATACGGTTCATCAGTACAACCAGTTGTACAAATATGGTGAAGATGTAGGTATCTTCAACCGTGAAGGTGAAACACCGGAAGAAACCGATACTCAATACATTCGCAAATCTATTATCGCTAAGTTCATGGGATTGACAGGGCAGGTAACAGACCCAGCAATGTTGGCGAAGTTGGCAGGTGGTATGAATATGTACACTCGTGAGGTACAGAACAAGACAACTCTGTTACTTACTTTGATTGACACTAACTTGACGAGTGCGGATTCTACTTGTGTGGAAGAAGAATTTGATGGCATTTTCCGTCAGCACATGATGGGTGTCGCTTCTGCTGATCGTGGTTCTACGGAAGGTATGAGCACAGAACAGATTTTGGATGCTTATTATGGCTCTGCTGCCGTTATTGATGCACAGGGTGGCATTTTGACTGATGCTTTGGTAGAAGATGCTGCTGACGCTGTTGTAAATGTTTACAACGGTTATATCGACCGTATCATTTCCGCTCCGGTTGTATTTAACAACTATGTGAAGAAATTCCATGAATCGAAACGTGTTGTTGTCGGTATGGCTAACAGTGTTGTAGGTGCAACGATGGGACAGTCTGTAAACAATATCGTAACGCAGTTTGGTAGCGTTGCAGTTAAGAGCGATAAGTTCTTTGACGTTCGTAAACCTATTAAGGCAACTGCTACTGCTACTTCTCCGAAAGCTCCGGCAACTCCTGTTGCAGGTGGAACAAAATCGGCTGTTATTGCAGATGCTAAAACCAATTTTACATTACATGCAGGTTCTTATGGCTATCTGGTAACTGCAAAGAATCGCTATGGCGAATCTGCTCCGCTTAAATTGACAGATACCGCTTTGGCTGTTGCAGCTAATCAGTCAGTTGACTTACAATGGACAGCCGGTGTAGGTGGAGCTTATCAGGCTACCGCTTATGTGGTTTATCGTACTAAGAAAGTAACTGCTTTGACAGACACGACAGAATATTATCCTATCTTTACTATTCCGGCTTCTATGCTGGCTGCTGGATATGATGGTGCGGCTGCTACAAAGGTTCGTGACCGTAACCGTATCATTGCAGGAACGAAGTCTGCTTTGATTTACTACAATGATAGCCAGATCAACGAATACTTGCAGTTCGGTGACACTCGTAAGATCGACTTTGCAATCACCGCTCCGTCTCGTAGATTTGCAATTTTGAACTACGGCACTCCGGTTTTGTATCAGCCCGCTAAGATGTGTCGTGTCATCAATATCGGTGATGAAGGCTTAGGTGCATAAGAGATCATAGGAATTAAAATAAACAAGAGGGAAGGAAAGGGTTCTTGGCAACATCTTCCCTTCCTTTAATAATTTAAGTTTGAAATATGGTAACAATCGTATCAACAATCTATAAGAACACTGTTATCCAATTTGGAGATGAACTTGTGAAGTTTACGAACGGTAAGTCAACCGTAAAGGATGAGACTTGGGAATATATCAGAACGGGCGGCTTTAAAGGAATCACTTCTTTGGAAGATGCAGAGAATTTGGAAAAGGAAAAATCTGAAAGAGAAAAGGATGATGAAGCCACTATCAAAGTTCTGAAAGATGAGTATGACTTTGAAGTCAAACGTTTGAACGGTATTATCAGCGACAAGAACGCTCAAATTGAAAAAATGAAACAAGCTGCTGATGTTTGGAGAAAAGAGTGTGAAAGATTGATGAATGGTGGAAAGCCAAAAGAAATAGAAGAAGAGAAAGAGAAAGAAGAAAGTTCTTATAATGAAGAAGAAATTGCTTCTTTGAAAGAAGATATGTCCAAAATGTCTTTCGAAGATTTGAAAACTCTTGCTATTGAAAATGGTATGTCTAAGCAAAAGGCAGGAAGATTCAAAGAAGAAGATCAGAAGGACGAACTTATCAATGCGATAATTTCTTTACCTAAAAAATAAAAGGTTATGCCGGGACAACTGACGTTTACAATAAAATATAAAAAGAACACAGGATCGGTCATTTCGGTAGCCGAAATGTGGAACAACTACTTGTATGGTATCACTATACAGGCTGGAACTGGAACGGCTTTTTCTGACGATGCTCTTAGAACTTATCTTAGTGCAGCGCAGAGAGAGGTTGAGAACTATTTCAATCTCAAATTTGTAAAACAGTTGGTTGAATCGGAAACGCATTCTTATTACAGGACAGATTATTTTCAGCAATTCCCTATCATACAAACCAACTGTCCTGTAAGAGTTCCTCTTGCTCTTACGGGTATGTTAAACAAGATGGAGCAGATCATTTATCCGCAAGCATGGCTTACATGTGAAAAGGATATGGACGGGATAGGAAAACGGAGAATGAGCGTAGTTCCTACTGGCGCAAGCTCGGTCAGAGGAAATGCCGATGTTATTCTTACCGGGATAACAACTCAAATAGGATTCCAACGGTACACAAATATTCCAGACTATTGGGATATTCAATATATAACTGGATTTGATTTGGACAAGATGCCGGTTGATTTGATAAACCTGGTTGGCAAGCTCGCTTCATTTGGCCCGTTAAATATCGCAGGAGATATGATATTCAATCTTCCGGGTATTGCGTCCATGCACTTAGAAATAGACGGGCTTAGACAATCTATTAACTCCACCGCTTCTGCGGAAAATGCAGGGTATGGAGCACGCTTGAAACAGTATCAGAAGGAAATAGAGGAAACGGTAGGACGGATAAAACTTGTGTACGATCAGTTTAAATTTTTGGTATTATAAGGAGGACGTATCGTGGCAAAAAGCATTTTACAATCACCTATTCCGGCTTTAAGCAATGCAAGTCCTGAATTTATGCGTTCAGAGTTCGATTCTGCTGTGTATTTGAAAGGATATGAGGTGGTAATCGAAAAGGCTTTGAGATGTCCTTGTAACGCGCCAGATTCTCCTTTGACGGATTGTCAGAATTGTTTCGGCACAGGATATTTTTATGTGAACCCTGTAAGCACACATGCACTCATAACCGGAATAAACGGAAACAACGACTATAAACGTTGGTCGGAAGAACTGATAGGAACTATCAATGTAACGGTGACGGATACAGATAAACCGAATATGGGGTATTTTGACAGGATCACAATTCAAAAGGAATATTCTTATTTCAGCGAAAATCTTCCTGTCAGAACAGACGGAGAGAACTTTTTCATATTTACTACTTATAAGCCGTTATCCATATACAGCATACATCTGTTTGATGGTTCTACGATGCCTTTAAGACAGCTTTCAGTGACAGATTACAAAGTGAGTGAAACGAACCCTTATTGTATAATTTTGACTGCCGATATGGCTTTAAATCCGGTCGTGAGCGTTTATTATCAGCATCAACTGGAGTTTCATGTGCTGGATTTCCCGCATGAAGTACGTGCTTCATGGAAAAAGAATAAGGAATCAGGACAATTGGAAAGAACAAGGCTTCCTATCCAGGCGGTAGCAAGAAGAACACATTTGATAGTCTCTGAAAAACCTAATTTTGACGGTTCTGGTGTTATTTTGAACGATAACGTACAAATGAAAGTGGTGGAATGATTTTACCAATAAACATAGATTTAGGTGATCTTGTGGAAGAATTTGATCTTTCAGGAGATCAATCTGTGTTTTTAGGTTCTTCCATTATTGACGCAGTTGTAGCGGAATATCAGATTAGGTGGCAAAATCTTATATCAAGCGAACTTCATAAGACAAGGAATGAATATAAAAGGGGAGTTTTCATAGAAAGGGAATCCCCTTTGTCTGTTACATTTGGATTGACAAATAGAGAATCTTCTATTCCTTTAATGATAGAAGAAGGGCAACCACCTTTTGATGAAAAAGAAGGATTTAGAAATTCCCCAAAAAGAAAGGAAGCGGAAGGTGGAGGTTGGTACATTGACATTCCTTTCCGTCACGCAACTTCGGAAGCGGTAGCGGATTCTGGATTGTTTTCAACTATAATGCCACAGCAGATTTATAATGCTGTAAGACAGTCAGGGAGATTGGAAAAGGGAAATTTGCCGGAAAACTTTTCGGAAAAGGGACAAAGAAAAGAAATAAACAGGTTGGGAGTAAATAAACCATCTTACATGCACAAAGCACCTATTTATCAAGGTCTTACGAAAGTAAATATAGCTTCTACCGCAAATGAGACAAGAAGTGGCTATTTTACATGGAGAAGGGTAAGTGAAAATTCTGACCCCAACAGTTGGTGGAATGGCGGTATCATTCCATACAAGCTCATGAACAAGGCTCTTGAACAAGCTAAGATAGATATTGTTGCGGATAGGGTTATAAACGAATTTTTAAAATCTATTTGACTATGTTACAGATAGTTAAGATAAAAAAGATCATAGAAGGCTGTTTGGAATATGTTCAGACTGACTTTGAAAGCAAGAAAAATGAAAAGGATTCTTTCTTGTATAAGGTGTTGGGAGATACACAGGATGGTTCTTACAACTTTTATGAGCAAGCAAAGAATTTCTTTTTAAGGAAAGAAACGAACCCTAACAACATAAAAGTATTATTGGAATATCCAAAGGACAGAACAGGGTTGCCGGCTTATGTAATCAGAGAACCGGGAAAGAGAACTGGTATTGCCAATTCCATAGGCAAGATAGAATCTTTTATGGGTGGTGTTCCTATGTACAGAGATACAAGACAGTATGGATTGGAAATTATGTGTTTTTCTGTAAATATGAACGAATCAATTCTGATGTCGGAAGTTTTGTATGCACTTTTACTTGGTTCTTGGGACTTGCTGGCTTCTCAATTTCTCAAAATAGAGTTTTCCATGAAAGAACTGATGATGGAAAATAGATTGATGCCAACTCCTATTTTTATTCGTTCCATAGGATTGGAATTATCTTCCGAAGAAATAGCACCCGGACTTGTGGACACTACTTTACTTGGAAAGATCATTTTTGGAAAGGTCAACCAAGTGGATAGTATTGCTCTTGGCGATCCAACCGCTACCAATGGACTTCCAGGTGTGGAATCGGAAATTAAAGGCGGTTGGTAGAACATTGAGCGAAAAATGATTACCTTTGGAAAACAAATTTGAAGAAGGAATGAAGGCAGACTTTCAAAAGGGGACTAAAATTTGTTCTTGTTGCAGACAGGAATTGCCTATCAGTGAGTTCTATGCAAAAAAGAGTCAACCTGATGGATTGAATTGTTATTGTAAAAAGTGTGTAAATTCTAAAGATAGAAGAAGGACACCAGAAGCTAAGGTAAAAAGGCAAGAAGAAAGGGTCTTAAAGAAAGAAAATGAATCTAAAGAATTTTCTCTTTATATGGATAGAGGATTGAAGGTCTGTAATAAATGTCATGAAGAAAAATCTTTTGAAGATTTTTGTAAAGATAAATACTCAAAAGACGGAAGATGTGCTACTTGTAGAGAATGTAGAAAGAAATATGTTTGGAATCCTACAGAAGAGCAAAAAGAGATTGTTAGAGCTAACGATAGAAAGAGAAACAAAACAGAAAAAAGAAAAATTTCTCGTAATAGGGCATATATTAAAAGAATTGAAAATGGAAAGATAGCTGAATATAAAAAGACAGAAAGATACAAGGAATCATGCAGAAAAAGAAACAAAAAGTGGTGGAAAGAACATGGTAAAGAGTATAATGAGAAAAATAGAGAAAGGCTTTTAAAATACAATAAAGAGTATAGAGATAGAGGAAAATATTTGCTTCGTACAAAAGAAAGAAGAAAGAATGATCCTCATTTTGCTATAATGTGTCGGTTAAGACGTAGAGTATGGTCTGTTATAAAAACAGAATATAAAAGCGCAAAAACAGAAGAGCTTTTGGGATGTTCTAAAGATTTCTTTGTTGAATACATACAATCTTTGTTTAGGGATGGTATGACTTGGGAAAATTCAGGAGGTAAGAATGGGTGGCAATTAGACCATATCATACCGTGTTCCTATTTTGATTTAACTAAAGAAGAAAATCAAAGGATTTGTTTTCATTATCTGAATTTTCAGCCTTTGTGGAAGAAAGATAATTTGGAAAAGAGAAATACAGTTCCTTCTAACTACTTAGAAAGGATAGAGGGAATAAAATCATATATAAATTCGATAGATAATTAATTGAAAATCAATAAGTTATGAGTACATCTTTTATTTTCAATAACAAGCAAGTAACGCTTCCGGGTGTTTATAGCCGAATTACAACGTCAGAAACATCTCCAGCTCGTACCTTAGACTATTCAAAGGTGCTCATAGTTGACACAGGAGTTTATGGTGCAAATTGGTGCGGTGGCTCTGGTGTATCTGGGGAAAACTTTCAGGGACTGGATTCTGTATATAGATTTGATACTTTGGCAGAGTTTCGTTCTTTCATGAAAGGTGGCATGTACTGGAAAATTGCAGAGGCACTTTTTACTCCTGATTACACAAATCCTGCTTCTACTGGTATCTCTCAACTGTTGTTCGTAAGAGCTGCCCAGACAACAGCTGCTACACTTACATTTGCAACAACTGCCGGAGGAACGTTTGAAGTAAAGACTTTGGATGAAGGCAAGGGAGCTAACGGTACACTTTCAGAAGCTGGAAACTTGATTACCGGTTATGGGCTTTCCATTGTGGCAGGTGAGGATGATCCGGCAAAATGGATCATGAAATTCTATGTCGGCTCTTTCACAGGGTACGCAGAAGATGGTTCTCCTATTGGAGAAACACCGGAAGATCAGGCAGCACCTACATTGGTATTACAGTCACCGGAATTTGACAATATCCAGACTTTGATTGATTGGGCTAAATCTGATTCTAATTTTGCTAATTTGTTTGTCTTGACGGCTAATGCAAAGAAAGAAGGTGAAGGAACTGTATCTGAAAGTGACGTAACAACTGCACTCGCAGGAAAGAAATTTGTCCTTGCAAAAGGAGCGACTGAAACTTACAATGCACAGTATTTGACAGATGCGCTTGCTGCTATTACAGGTTTGGACTATAGCTTTATCATGACCGACCAATTTGGTGAAAATGCTAACTCTGCATTGCAGTCACAAGTTATTTCACACATTAACAGTCAAGCTAAATACACTCATTTCTTGTTTGTAGGTGGCTACAATGATCAAGCTAAATTCAAAGATTCTCTTGATTTGGCGAAAGGTTTCAATAGCGAACTTGTCCAGTTGGTGCATGGTGGTGCGGGTATGGCATCCAGCATTACAGGCATTAAAACGCGTTGGTGGGGTGTGATGTATAACTTGTGCTGTATCTTAGGAAGAACGGCAGGAAAACCGCCTTATATTCCTGTCACAAACAAGACGATCGGTATCGACAAATTACAGCATACTTTGAGTGAAACGGAGAAGGTAAAGGCTTTGGATGCCGGTATGCTTGTGACGGTTTACAATGATTACACGAACAATTTTGTGGTATTGCAGGGTGTGAATACTTTGCAAGATAACAAGGTGTTATTCAACTCCAATGGTCAGAGCCACAGCATCCAGTTCATGCGTATTGTAGCGCAGATTAACAAGGAATTGGTTGTAAATGCTTCTATTGATCTGCTTGGACAGGAAAACGGTGTAAACGTGAATACTTTGTCTGCCGGTGCGGTGAAGGACTGGACGGTTGCTTATTTGCAGTCAAGAGTAGCAACGGAAGCACAGGATAACTTGCTTCTTTCTTTCAAAGATGTTGTCGTAACAAGACAGGAAGACGCTTGGTTTGTTACTTATAAGATCGTTGTCAACAATGAAATCAATAAGCTGTTCTTTACAGGCTTCTTAATTCGTGGATAATAATTCTAAAACATAGAATATCATGCAGACATTCAGTGCACCTATGGCATATATCAAAATTGGCGGTGAGACTGCCGGTTTTGTCAGAAATATTACCGTACAGGAACAGATCAATCGTGTAGATGTGCAAGGGTTAGGTAGTTTGCCTATTCAGGAGATCCCGCCTGTATCTTACAGATGCTCCGCAACAGTAGATCAGTTCTTCTTGTCTTTCAAAGCTCCGGTGGTGGAAGCAATGATCCATCGCTTGGGAACTTTGCAGGAAGTTTTGGATACTCTTACATTTGCAGAACAAGGTTTCTCTATCATGATCTATAAGAAATTGGTTCAGAACTTTGATGATTCTCGCAAGATGGTAACACAGGTTGATCCGACAGGACAGACGATTGCCCTTTTAACTCCGTGTTTCATTGAGAATCAGAATTGGCAGTTGCAAGAACAAAGCGTTTCGAGTTTCAACGTTAATATCAGGTATCTTAACCCCATAGTAACAGCGGAATACTGATTATTTTAACAAATAATTAACAATTAAGTAAAGCGTGGTGCAAGTTCAAAAGACTTAAATCACGCTTTGTTAGTTTAAGATAGGTAGGCAATTATATGCCTTAAAAACAATGGTAACTTTGTACCGGTGCAAACTGGCATACAGTTACCTAACCAATAGGTATTACATATCATATTGTGGTGGTCCAAATTTTGTTACTTCTTGGAACGATTTTAGAGTTAATTTGTTTATAGTTAAATAGTTAATGTCGGTCCATATTTGAGTACGAATGTATCCAAACAGTTGGTATTTTAGAAATAACGTCAAAATTCTTACTTTCTCTGTTTTATAATTATCTTTGCATAAATCAATTAATTAATCACAAAATAGAGTATGAATACGAAAGAAATTACAGTAAAAGGAAGAAAGTACGAAATTCAATTTCCTAATGTAGGACAGTATTACCAGATCGAAGTAAACAAGCAGAGATTAGGAAAAGGAAGTTACAACTCGTTGATTAGCAACCCTACCATTACAGCACAGCGTGCGTTGGATATGATTGACGTTGAGGCAACATTATCCGTTCTTTGTCCGCAGTTGGTTGCGGATTTGAAGGTAAAAAGTTTCTCGGAACTTGGATTGAAAGATTTTAAGGAGATCAGCGATATTTACATGAACGAGGTGTTTCCTTTCTTGAAAGAGGCTGAAAAAATACTTTCTTCTGTGGACTAATGAATCGGGAAGAATATAGGAATTTTGTTATAAAATGGAATAACGCTTTTCCTATTGATAGGTGGTTTAGGAACAAGCACAATATCCCTTTTCTTTCGGAAGAACATAAGAAGTGTGATTTCTTTACTGAACTTATGGAGTTCGAAGAAGAAAAGGCATTTTATGAACTTAATCAAGAAAAGAAAGAAAGAGAGGAAAAGACACAAGAATATATTCCCAATATCGGGGATTGGTTGAAAGCACCGGAAGGTGAAATTTCGGAACAAGATACTGCCTTCTATGAAGATCAGATGTTTAAGATGATCGAGATGGAGCAAAAGGCAAAAGAAAAAGGTAAGGAAAATGGATAACGAAAAAAGACTTAGGGTGTCGGTAGATGTCTCTCAACTTAGGTCGGTCGGGAGAGACGTTGAGAATATGCAGCGAAGAATAGTCGAAAACAATAACGACATTATTCGTCAGCAGAACGACGCACTTAACCAACTTAGGGAGCAATTGAACCTTTTGGGACAGCAAAATTCCGAAAAGGGTAGACAGGCTGCAACACCTACACGTCCAGTTGTCCAGCCTACGCCACAACCGGAAGGAGAAGATCAAGAAACTGCAACACCTACACGAAGGAGAAGAAGAAAGCAACCGGAAGCGGACATTTCGGGAGAAAGAGGTGAATCCTATCAAGATAGAGGCACGAGAGCTATCGACCTCTCGGCTTTGCTTGGTGTAAATCAAGAAGGTTTTCGTGATATTGTGGAAGCCATTTCTTCCGGTAATAGCGATTTGTCTGATATAACAAAGCAAATTCTTCAAAACGTGCAAGCAGGAGCACGCGCTTTAGAGGGGATACAAGAAGGGGTCTTTTCCATTGATGAAACTCTATACAATCAAAGAGGAACTTCTTCTGTGGGCGGATCGGGAATACAGCCTATTCCAGTGCCCACACCATCACCAGTGCCAGCAAGAGAAGAAACACCTATTACAAGAGAAAGAAGGGAAAATGTACAAAGAGGAAGTGACAGAAGTACAGCTACTAACATTGCCACAAGAGTGATTTCCGGTGTTGGAGCTACATTTCAAAGTCCTGCTGCTATGGGTGGAGGACTTATATCTTCTTTGGGCGGAATTGTAGGAGAAGGACTTTCTTTGATACCTGGTGTGGGGGGATTTTTGGGTGGCGTAACCACTGCGGTCGCTAATGTCATGGCGGGTATTTTCACTACATCTGTTGAAAAGGCTATGGAAGCGCAAAAGAGAACCATACCTTATGCGCAGACAATGGGTGTTTCCGCAGGACAAGCCATGCGCACAGCCTTTGGAGAAGGTAGCTATGCTGCTGGTGCTCTTGGAATGAATGTAGGGGAGTATATTCAAAGACGTGCTGCGCTTATCCGTGCCGCCGGAGGAAAAGAGGGAACAGTTGCGCCCGTACCGGAAACACAAAGTTTGATGGCTGTACAGCGTTTATATGGACTTAGTGACCGTACTGTAATGGGAATGCAAGGTGCGATGCGTTTTGCCCGTACAGAGGAAGGGCAAACTGCTTCTTCATCTGCTATTATCCGTTCGTTTGAACAGACTATGAAACAGCTTCAAATCCCTCTTAGCGAAATCGCTTCTACGATGGATGAAAGTATGACTACTTTTATTCGTTCTGCCGATGATATTCTTTCTCGTACAGGTGAAATAGATGCAGCAAGCATAGCTTCTATCATGCGTGCTGTTCGTTTGCAGACCGGAATGGAAGGTAGGCAATTGGAGCGTGTACAGCAGGCTTTTATGGGGCAAGGGATTTCACAAGATGATGTAACGCAAACTCTTTTGCTTCGTGCAACACAACAAGCCACAGGATTGACAAATCCTTCTGAAATTCTTGCAGCTATGGAAGATTTGTCAAGAGGTGAGGGGGATAAAAATATAATGAAGCGGTTTCTTGAATCATTGAAGGAAATATCGGGAGGAAGTCTTGAAATGCTTCGCCATTTGATGCGAGGGGCATTTACAAACCTTTCCTATACGGATATTAATAAGATTACTGGACAAGGGGATATTGACTTTGGAGAATTTTATAAGAAAGTGGATGAATCCAGGCAAGCACTTAGGGAACAGAATGACACAACAAACAGATATGAACCTACTGCTGCCGAAAGAACCGTTACGTCCGGCGAAAAGATGATGTCCACTTATGAAAACAGAATGATTGGAATTGGTGAAGCGAATATAGACAGATTGGGCAAGATACTGAATGCTATAAATGCTATGTACACTGCTACAGCTAATTTTCCTACAGCGTTGGAAAAATTTATATCAGAAAATAAAGAAAAAATTAAGGATGGTGGCATGGATTTATTATCATCCGCACCATATGGAATTGGCATGATTCCAGCAGCATTATATAAGATAGGGTTGAAAGAATTGGTTAAATCTTTAGCTTCGGAGGACAATAAATAATGGCAAAAAAAGATAACAGCAAAACAAGCGTACCACCAATATACCCACTTCCGGCGTATAAATACTCCACTATACAGGATTTTATTGATATATGGCAAAAGGTTATTCCTACTGGGAAGAAAAAATATACTCCATCTGATTTATTGAAGGTAAAGAACGAAAAGGGGGTTTCTAATCTTGATATTATTTGGGGAACTTATGACAAAGAGGAACAAGCGAAATATAAAAGTGATTATGATTCCGGTACGCTGCCTTATGTAAAGCAAGGAACAACTTTGTTCTGCCCGAAAGATGATACGCCATTATCCCTTACAAAAGCCGCAAAAGAAGGCCAATTTGTGTCGCAAGGAAGTTTTAAGGCTTATTGGGGAGAAAACTATGAAAGTCTGATAAGTGATGAAGAATATTTGCCTGACACAAGCGTTACATCTTCTCTGAAAGGAACAGGGATAAACGCTAAGATAATTTCCATGAACGTAAGGGTATGGGTATATATCAAGGCTTTGGATAAGGTTATGGATTTGTCCCCTTATGTTTTGCAGGTAGTAACGACAAAATCGAAACAGACGGGAGAATTTACTGTTTTGCTATCACCTTTTTATGCCAATGAAAGTTCTTTTGCTTTTGGAGAATCTATTGTAGAACAGTTTAATCTTGTTTCCAATGAGGGAGCGCAAGTCAAATCTTTTCAAGAAAAGTTTATCCAGAATAACGATATAGTCTTTATCCGGTTCGAACGTTTGAAAAAGGAAAAATCAACGGGAGATTTGGATTTAGGAAAGCAAGTGAACTTGGAAATTCCTGTTTCTAAAATAGCCAAAAATAATATTTGGGATATGATAGGATTTGTGGACACCTGCACATCTTCTTTTGAAGCACAGGGAAACGTAAAATCCATCACAATAGAAGGAAGGGATATAAGCAAACTCTTTATGGAGGACGGGTGTTATTTCATTCCTCTATTGAATGCTACTGATACCTTTTCTCATTGGTACGAAATGAGTGAGGATAGTATTTGGTTTAAAAGAAATGTCCTTACAGGAGCTTTTTCAAATCTTTTATGGTCATACGCAGAAAAGCCTATACGGGAGTGTCTATGGTTTATTGTAAATGTCATGTCAACGATAGGAATAGCCAAAAATAGTGTATTTGATTCCTGGCAAGACAAAAGAACAGAGGGGTATGATATTGGAGCAAAAGAAAAACGTCCTGTTAACGGTGTTTGGCAGATAGTAAAAGTATTTGTGGAGGATATTCTCGAAAAAAGGGTTCTTATTGATTCTTCCATTGCCAATCCGAACGGCACGCTATTGGAGTATATGACGAGGGTATGTCAGTTTCCTTTGGTGGAATTTTACTTTGATACCTACGTTAATACGATAGATGTGGTCGTAAGACAACCTCCATTCAATAAGGATGCTATTTTGGGAGCTTATAAGAATGGGCAGTATGTGACGATTGCTTCCGACAATTTGCAAGGATATGATTTGTCTTATGATACAAGAAGCTATTCTTGGTATCAGCTAAGAGTAATGGATAATCATGCTGGGCAAAGGAATACGACAAGTCTTGCTTTTGTTCCTATTGTGTATTTGGATGATTATGCCGAAGTGTTTGGTAACAAGAAAATGTCCTTTACAGATCAGTATTTGAACTACAAGGAAACGGACGGAGTGAACAAGACGCAGACACTTGCTAACTTTCAAGAAGCTGCATTAAATGATCTTATATACATTATAGAATCAACAGCTTATCTTCCTTTTACGAGAACAGGTACGATTACAATAAATGGGGATAGAAGAATAAAGGTTGGTACATTTATTTACTTTGAACCGACAAATGAATTTTTTTATGTGTCCTCTGTGATCAACAATGTTTCTTTCTTGGATGGGAATTTGCAAAGACAGACTATTATGCAAGTGGAAAGAGGCATGTACGTTCCTATTCTTTCCAATTCTTTCTCTTCTGTAAAGAATAGACAGGATAACGCAGGGGAAGAAAGTAAGGATGTGAAACCGGATTATTTCAAATTGGTTGATTTGACGGAAATGAAAAATGCAGCTAAAGTGGCTCAAAAAGACCAGATCGCTACGCTTGTTTCTCCAAAGGTGGATAGAAAACAATTCGAGTATTTCTTAAATCGCAAAATGTTCAGTTAGGCATGGCAGGAGGAAAAGTAAGAAAATTGAATGCGTCACCCGAAGCGATTTCATTCGGGTTCATAGTTATTCCTAACGGAGTGGACAGGGATTTGTATGTGGAAACCTGTTTAAGGAGAGGTCGTGTTTCTGTCATGGGAAATGGGGGAGCTTTCTTTCGGGATATTTACATAACAAATGAAGTTTTGGCTAATATCGAGTTCCCGGAGAAAGAAAATGAACAAGGGTCGGCAGTAGTGATAGCAAGTAATCCGTATGACGGTATTCCTATTGTGATAGGGAGTTATCCGAGAAACGACCAATCTCCTATGTGGAAAGAGAACACATTCCAGTTTAGAAAGACAGTAGGAAATGTGACTGCATCCTTATCTGTTGATCCGGCTAACAATGCAGTAATTGTTTCAATTAATTCTCCCGAAAAAGCATCTGTAAAGGTTCTTGCTACAGGTTCGGAAGAATCGGAAGTGAATGTTGAATCCACTGGAAGCGTGAATGTAACCGGAGGAACAAATGTTTCCGTAAAGGGATATACGCAGATAGAAGCAAAGGTTGTGAATCCAGAAAAACCGGAGGAAGAAGAAAGAAAAGTTTCTATGGATTTGGAAAAGGTTTATTTCCATTGGAAAACAGAGGAAATGGAACAATCTTTACAAGTGAACAATAACGGAGTATCAGTTAAGATTGGGGAAGATGTACAAAGCACAATAACTAAAGAACAATTAGATTTAAAGACAGGAGAATCCACTTTGAAAATGAATAATGATATTATTGAGTTCAATGGCGGAGGGTTGAAAGGTTTGGTTGAATTGGATAATCTTACAAGCAAATTGAATACTTTTGTCCAGTCTTTCAATTCTTTTGTAAGCACATATAATTCTCATTCTCATCCGGTATCAACAACAGGTTCGGCAACAGCACAGACAGGCTCGACTACAGGTATTGTTGGGAGCGCACAAACGGCACAATCATTCAATGCTTCTGATTATGAGAATGAAAAGATAACACAAGGATAGGAGATTGTGAGAAAAGTTTGTACTTTTGAAAAACGATTTAAATATTTTCAGCCGTGGCAGTTTTGGATTCAGTAGTAAAAACAGCGAAATCGACACTTAAAAATTTGGGACGATCCATGATGTCGGCACAGTTCCCGAATGATTTTGAAGTGTATATGTGTTCTTTGGAGTTGGCAGATTCCAAAGGAAACACAATTGATGTCTTTACTTTCCCTATCAGCCCGGAGAGTATAGATAAGAGTGAACCGAAAAGAACGACAGTAGTCAACACGGCAGGAGGTGTAACCGTTCTCACTTCTCCTGTTTTCATGCCTCAGGCAATCACGATAAAAGGGAATTTCGGAAGAACATTCAAGATTCTTTTAAGTGGTTCGGATAGCGTTTCTTTGACAGGTGCAGCTTTTAGCATATCGGCAGGAAAGCGTTATCTCTATCAGCTACAAGGGAAATCTACAAGCTCTCTTAAAATGCCTTCTTTCGATGCCGGCATCAAAACAGGATATGGCTGTATCAAGATATTGCAATCTATCATAGATAAAAGTAATGGCGTTGACGAGAATGGTTTCCCCATGAAACTTTTCTTCTATAACATGGCTCTTGGTGAGAGTTACCTTGTAACAATCCCCTCACGTGGCGTTAATTTCAGTCAGAGCGTGTCAAAGAACATGATATGGGAATATAACCTTGAAATGACCGTTATAGCTCCTTTAGAAGCAGTTTCGGGAGCGAAAGGTACAAAGACTTCTCTTTTAAAGAAGTGTGCCTCTAATGCAATACAAAAGGGTATAAATGAATTTGCAAGTTCAATCTCTAAAGGTTTGTTGGGCAATGAATGAAGCATTTGAAAAATTTTACAACGTAACAGGATATGATATAAAGTCATATTTCCAGAAGTTCGTTGATTTCTGTACCAACGACTATCCTCTTATTGTGGACTATTATAGTAATGGTGGAGAGATGGACAAGGATTCTTTTTTGCGCCTTGTGGAACTTGTAAGGGAATCGGAAACGATTGAGCCTTTGTTTATTCTGCATGAAAATACTTTGGATGATATTTCCATGTGGGATATTCTGGACAATTTCACAGAAACACAGACAAAACTTTCCACTATCAAAAGTTCTGCAAGGTGGCTTAGAAGTTCTTCTTTGGATAGGAACAACACTTTGCAGATGGAAAAGACACTTCGGACAGGGGAACGGTTTGAAGATGTATCTAGACAGCTTAACAGTGCCAACCCGGAGGATGATTGGATGGATATTACAATACCACAATATATAGAGGAAACAGATTATTCGTTCTCTGATGGTGGAGGAAAGTTTTATGTCAACTTAAAGAATGTTGGAAACAATTATCTTGATACGGTTGTAGATGTTCTTGTCGGAGATAATATTCTCGGTCGTGATATAAATATGAACTTTATCTTCGAGAATGACGATTTGAAGATAGTAGTAGGTGATGAAGCAATTCATCAAGCCTTAGATACTATTCTTTCTTCCCAAAAGGGAGCGATACCGGAGTTTAAAGATTACGGAATTGCCAATGAGTTTATAGGCACAACGGTGAACGCAATCCAGTACCCTTCTATTTTTAAGGATGTAATGAACATGTTCCAAAGGGATTCAAGATGGGATTCTGTGGAATTGATAGATGTAAAAAGAGAGGAAGATGCCGTGTTCCTTTCTTTGCAATGTAAGACGGTGACAAAGAAAGATTATTTAGTAAATATTCCTATATAA